CCAGATGAAAGTAAAGAAATCAGCAGTATCATTTCTATTACATCTTCAATTAATGTAAACTTTACATTACAAATTAGATCTAATATTGCAGTTCAAAGCAGCGTAACTGCTGTAGCAAAAAGAATTGTATTTGCTAGTGCTTTGCTTAATGTTAATGGCGCAACGCTTACTCTTGGCCAAGGCATAAGGCGGGCATCAATAGCAATTTCTAGTAATTCAAGCCTTACAGTCTCAATATTGAAAAATGCTTTTGCTACAACACAAATTTCTGCAAATTCAAATGCTATTGTAAGTATAAAAAAGACATCATTTGCTGCTTCTATAATTTCTGCAAATTCAAATGTTGTTGTCAAAGCAATAGAATTGCTACTTGCCGCCTCTAATACAAGTTCAAGTTCAAATGTAATCGTTACTGCTTTGCGATTGAAAATGGCCTCATCTGCTATTTCTATTCAATCCAATGCCACAGTAATCGCCAAGGAAATTCTATTTGCTTCTACATCAATTTCAAGTGTTACATCAACTACAGCAATCGCACAAGAGATTTTGAAAGCTCAAGTTGCGATTAATGTTACAAGTAATGCAATTACAACAATTAAGAAACATTCATTTGCCGCATCTATAATTACACCATCTGCAACAGTAACAACAATTGCGAAAAGAATTAAATTTGCATCATCTGTAATTAATATCAATTCAAACCTTATAGTTGTTGGCAAAGTTGTTTTGATGGTAGCAAAAATTAATCAACTATTTAACAATCTGTCAATTACGGTTCAAACTCTTAAATTTAGCAATACTGCTGTTGTATATAATTCAACAACAACTGTTGACTTTTCTTCAATAAGATCATTACTAGTTCTAGATGGAGTGCCATTGACAAATCAAAATAGAAAATTAGATGTTTCTGCAGCACCGGTATTTATTGAAAATTTAAACTGGCAGGGTGATGCTTCTAGATATTATAAAAATGCATCGGCAAACTCAGCGGCTAAGAGGACATTTAATCTCCAATGGAGTTTTATACCAAATTATGAAAATAAAACTGTTGATTTAAGAGCATCAAGAGACTTTTTAAATAAAAAATCAAAAGACGGTGATGTTCATACGCTTACAATTTTAAAACAGGATGAGGCTGGTACGACACCGTACACCGAAGAAAATGTTGATGTTCTTATTACCAACTATTCAGAGAATTTAATCCGCCGGGACTTGATTGATAATGTATACTATTTTGACTGCTCAATGTCATTGCAGGAGGTCTGATGATTACAGTTGACCAATACGGTAAAGACCTGTCTACAGATTTTAACACTGCGATTGCTGCAAAAGCTCAAAAAATTAAACCAAAAATTGTTGTAACTTGGCTAGATAGCAGACACCTTGATAATCTAGTCGTTACAACAAACGACTCTCATGCCAATACCAGTTATCCAAGTATAGGGTTTTATTTTTCTAAATCTGAAGTTGCTAACGGGAACGAGCGTCAGTCGTTTACATGGGGTGTAGCAGGCGCTAAGGATGTTAATGGCGATATTATAAAGGCAGATGGCACTTGGTACACCATGCCATCTTTAACAACGTCAGACCTTGCTAATTCACGCATTGGTGGCAATCTAGAGTTTGGATGGTGGTCGGGGTCTAAAAGCAGTTCCTCAGCCAGCAATACCTACACAGGTTATGGTTTTGCTGTAGACCCATATGTTGATATGGCTTTTACTACTCGAAAAGTCAATAAGATTAGGGTGATAACATCAGAATATTATGGGCAAATTTCAAACTATGAAATATTTGTTTATGATGGCTCTAATAATTTAATAACAAATCAAACTGGTGTAATTTTACCAAATACTTATTATAAAGATCATTTAATAACTACTGCTTTATCAACACAGAATGTTGCAAGGATTAGATGCTATATTCGTAGCACAAAAAATCCACAAGATTATGCAAGAATACAAGAGATTGTCCCGTTATATGAAGAGGATATGACAAATTATGTAATGTCTGTATCATTAAATAGAACCAGAGATGTACATGAAACAAGCTTGCCAATTGGTGGCAGTGAAACCTCCTCCGCCAGTATTAGTTTTGACAATACAACAAAAAAATTTAATGTTTTTGATAATAATTCTGAATTTGGTAAATATATGAAAAAAGATTTAAAGGTTGATATATATAGCGGTTGGAGAATTAAAAAACCAAATGAGGATTATATTAATAATACAGAGTTAACAACATTTTTAACCGCCAGTGCAAACACATCAGCAACATCGTTAATTGTTAACGATATTAGCATTTTTCCTACTGGCGGGGCCGGAAACAACTTTGTTGTCATATTGGATGATAATAATCAATCAGAAGAATATATTCTATGCTCGGGGACAACGCAACCCAATATTCTAAATGTTGTGACCAGGGGATATGCTGGATCTTCTCCAGCGTCACATTCTATAGAGTCGTCGGTTGTATTTGATATATATGAGTATGTTAAGAGTGGAACATTTTACATTGATGAATGGGATGCAAAATCTTCTGATATGGCTGTTGGTGCAAGCATGCAAGATTGGACAAAATATCTAACTGAGTCAACTATTAAATATGGCTTTCTTGAGCAAAACTCATATGTTGGAGATGCAGTTGAGGCTTTGCTATTAAGATCAAATTTTCCAAAAGCAAATATTGAAAAATTAAATACATTTGGGCGAGGTGCAATACTTCGTGGTGCAATAGCTGGCTATAATTTTAAAGAAGAAAGCGTTGACAGAAGTGGAAATGAGTTAATATCTTCATCTGGGCTTCGGGCAAGATTTTGGGGAATGCCAACTAATAAAAAAAATACTATTGCAGTTAAAGATATTTTGGCTGATGCGTTAGATAAGAATTTAACAAAATTAGATCTTGCTCTAGGGCAAACAACTTTTGTTAGTCCAACATATGTAAATCTGTCTAAGAACATCTCTACAAGCACATCCAATGCTCTACAGTTGTCAAATTATTCTTTTGTTGGTCAGGATAATAACACATATATTGAATACTTTAATGGGGTTTTTGATGGCTATTATATTCCTAGAAGCAGTGGCAATCAAGCCATTGTAATCTATATTGAAAGCGGTGGTGTAAAAGTCTATTTAGATGATGTTTTAATATTAAATAAATTTTTTATGCATGAGGCAATTACCAGGCTACAAAGCACAACTGTTAATCTAACGGCCGGTGTTCCAAGAAAAATTAGAATTGAATTTTATCATGCACACAACAATTCTCTTGGTTCATCAAGTTTTTCTATAGCGCTGTATAAATTTATAACAGCGACTGCCGCTGAAACGATTGTTACAGCAGCGGAGTGTGTCACAATTGTTCCAATGGACAGCATTGGTGTTAGAAATGGATCAAATAATTTTGCAACAGCTGACGCATATTTAATGAGAAATAATGGGATTTATATTAATGATCCAAAACTATCTCAAGCGAGTGGCTTAAATTTAAGTTCAAATATATCCACTGATAAATCTGTTTTATTGGAATCTAATGCCTATATAAGAATTCCAAATCATGAAAGTTATAATTTTACAAATAGCAATGCTTCTCTCTATACCGGAAAATGGTCTGTTGAATTTTTTGGTAAATTTAGTAATTCCTCATTTAGTAATGATGGTGAGTATATTAGCACCTGGTCAAATTCTTCTCCAACTAACGGATTTGAATTGTACAGCAATTCAACATCACACGGGTTTAAAATCAAGACGCTATCAAGTAATACTGTAATTACCGAAACGGCATCTTCCAATATTGCTCTTCAGAATAATACGTTTCATCACATCGCAGCCACATACGATGGAACATCAATGTCTTACTATGTTAATGGAGATTTAAAATCAAATGTTGTCCTTACGGGAACTCCAATTAGTTTTACAGGAGATATCACGATTGGGGGTCGAGGGGCTAGTTATGTTGCAAATACTGGTGAGTCAGCGCCCGCAACAATAAGAAGTTTTACGGCTGACGAATTGTATATTTACAATACATGTTTAAAAACAAAAGACATTAAAAATCGATACGCGGAAGCCAAAATTCAACCATTGACTAGATTTGCTTTCTTGTATGGCAATGATCGATCAATAAGGGAATTACTCAATGATATAACCTTTGCAGAATTAGGCAGGGTTTATATAAATGAATTCAATAATGCTGTTTACGAACATTATTATAGATTTTTTGAACCGAGTATAGAACAGCATTCTAATATTCAAGCCAATATGAGTGATTCAACAAATATTATTGATGCTTCATATTCGGTTCAACTTCAATGCAATAAAGTCACTGTTCCAATATCAAATTTGCAAAAAGCAACAAACAGACTGCAGGCTCTTTGGGTAGCCGACAGTGATACAACCGTTACAGCGGTTCTTTTAACTTCAAATCTTACAGCAAATGCTAATGTTGCATATTATAGTGAATATAAAGATAATTTGAATACAAATATTCCATTTCCAGATGCTGGGTATATTAAAATCAATAATGAGATAATTAAATACAATGAAAGAAGGGGTGGCGCGTTTATGTCCCTTGAAAGAGGGCATTTTCAAACAACTCCAGCCGCACACAGTATTTATCATGCTAATGGGTCTTTAAATTATTTAAAGATAAGAGAAGTTAAGTATTACGATGTCCAATATCAAAAAACGCCGGCCTTTAATGTTAAATCTCCATTCATTACAGCAATTGATATAGATGAGCCAAATTTAATAGAGATTCATAAGTTTATTCCATATTCCTATGGGGCAGAGTTAATTATTTCCGCATCGGAAAATGTTGATCACGGTAGAATTGTCTTTTTATCTGGCATAGATAGATTAACTAATTACCCATATGCAACATCTATTGCTGGAGTTGCTGTTGAAATTGAAGATCAAAAGAGCGATATTAAATCACAAACTAAATCAATTGCAGATAGTATTAAAAAATTTGGATTGAAAGATGTAACTATTGAAAGCACCTTCATCAGTGATGCAATTCACGCTCAAAAAATAGCAGATTTTATTATTGAAAAAACACAAATTCCAGTTCCAATACTAAATGTAAATACTATTTTAATTCCAAAAATTCAATTGGGGGACCGGGTTAGAATATCTAATCTAACATCTCTTGGTATTGTAAATACAGACTATTGGGTGATATCATATAGTAGATCAATTGGTGATAATTTTAGTCAACAAATGATATTAAGGCAGGTTTCTTGATGATAATTGGCGAAGCTGCAATATATTTTTACCCTGGCGGTGGTCATAGCCACGATGGGGTTGATTCAAGCCTCATTGACATGTCAGCCTATTCTATTTTTGATTTTGAGTGGCAGCCAGAAGGAGGCTCAACGCCACTGAGAAACGAACTCAGAAATCAGAGGTATAATCAAGGTTTTATTCCGGCAATAAGAACTGAAATTTTTAAAATTCTTCATAAAGACGCTGGTATACATATTCAACCAGGATCTATTGCTGGCGGAATTCTTATTGCCAACAGTGTTACGGCAACCGAATTATCTGCAGATCTTGTTTTAATTGACAATGTTATACGAAGCAGTAACTTTGATGGAACAATTGCAGAAAATGGTATTATAACATCAACTGGCACACAGGGCTGGGCTATAACATATGCTGGCGATTCCGTATTTAGACAACTTTCAATAGATGCAAACAATTTTTGGAATGCAAATGGTTTTAAACTTGGTGGTAATACTGGTATTTACACAAGCGGTAATCAAGTAAGAATTGGTACAGATGTTGTCATTGAAGGCAATCTTACTGCTGCTGAACTCGCAATTAATGCAAACAATTTTTGGAATGCTGATGGCTTCGAGCTTGGTGGTAATACTGGTATTCGCACAGCTGGTGGCATTGTAAGAATTGGTACAGATGTTATTATTGAGGGTACTGTTGCTACCGATGAAGTTGTTATCGATGAAGATAATTATTGGGATGCTGATAGTTTTAGTTTAAATGGAGAAAATGGAGTTTCTACTGTACCAATAGGAGGCATCGGACAAGTTGTAAGACTCGGTTCTGATATTTATATCAATCCAAATGATGGCTCGATTTTTAGCGGAAGCGGGGCTTTTCAAGTTCAAAGCAATGGAGATTTATTTTCAAATAGTGGAAATATTGGGGGGTGGACAATAAATTCTGATAATATTGGATTTGCCAGTGCCGATGGAGCAACTATTATTAAACCAATTAGTGATTACCTTACTCCTTTTGTTTACGGAGGCAGCACATTTGCTAGAACAGAATTGTATTGGGGGATGATTGAGGTTTCCTCAAATGGTGCATTTGGTACAACAGTAACACAAATTACTCCAGCTTCAATAGTTCTTGATGCAATCACTTCAAGAATTAGTCTTGTTGGTGGTAATATTGATGCTACAGGAATAATTTCAGGAGCAGCAATTCATTCTGACGGTACAGTTACATCTGGTGGACAAATTGAATCTGGCGATAAGATTACATCTGGAGGACAAATTGAATCTGACGATATGATTAGAGCTGGAGGAACCGGTGTTTATTACAAAGCAGAAAATCTTGCTGGGGAAAGATTTGGAATAGCGTTTGGTTGGAGTAACGCTGCCGGCAGGCTGACATGTGTAGTCAACAATGACCTGTATGTTAGACCATTCTTTATCCCGTCTGGCTTTGATTCAGATAGAAGATTAAAAGAAAATATTCAATCAATTACTCCTGATGTATTGCAAAAAATTTATAACACAAAAATCTATGAATTTGATTATAAAAAAGACATTTCCAGTTCTTGGCTTCGAGGCAAACATAGTGTTGGTGTTATGGCGGATGAATTAGAGGTTAATTTCCCAGAATTTGTAGAAGCCCCTCAAACCCCAGGAGGGTATTATCAAGTTGTTTATGCAAAAATGATTCCGCATCTACTAGCAGCCATTGTAGATTTAAATAAAAGATTGCAGGCATTAGAGCAGCGTTTGGGGTATAATAGTTAAATGGCATACGAAAACTACTCTCAAGTATCTTGGACAGATGGTAGCCCATTAACTGGAGAAAGGCTCCAGCAGATGTCCACCAACATTGAGCAAGTTAAAGAAGCAACGGATGACTCTCCACAGGGTCTTAAAAAGATTAAATCAAATCCTGATCAAGTCGGCTCAATATCAAGTTTTTCTTCAACAACAGAAATTATTGCTCTAAAAGATGAATTTTCTACTGGTGGTAATGCAGATAATCGAGTAACAATTGATGCAAATAGATATTATCGAATAACTTTACATTTTACTGGTTTTCAAATAGATGCAAAAGGTGCTGAAGATTCTTTTTATCAAATCTCACTGCATGAAGGGACTCATGGTGGAGCAAATACGACATTGCATACGGTTTCTTTCACTCCGCCTATTTTTGCATTTATAAATGTCGCCACGCTTGCTTCGCAAGCAACGATTGCAAACATTGCTCTTCGTAGTGATGCTTACGATAGCAGGTTTGGAGCTGGCACATATTCTGTTGTTAAGCAAACTGGCTCATCTGCCTCAACCAATAAATCCTATTTTGCAGCAGTAACTAGATTTGCGGGTGCATCGCCAGCATATGCACCAAGTTACATTATTCCAACATCTGCAACGGCTCCTTTGCAATTATTTGTTGAAGATATCGGGGGAATCGCCTGAGAAAACCAACACTTGCCTCTCAACGCAAAGATGTCAAATGGAACGATAAAGCGCCGACTGGTGAAGGCAGTCCAAATTATCGTGGTGGAAAATATATTGATGATAAAGGATATGTCCGGGTGCTAAAACCAGATCATCCCAAAAATATTCGTGGTTATACTTATGAACATCGTTTAGTTATGGAAGACTATTTAGGTCGATTTTTACAAGCGTGGGAAACGGTCCATCACATTAATGAAATTAAAATAGATAATAGGCTTGATAATCTATTTCTGTGTTCACACAAAGAACACAGCGCAATCCATAAAGAAGGTTCCCACCTATCAGATGATCATCGCAAAAAACTTCGTGAGATGGCTTATGCCAATAAGCCACACACAAGAAAAAGAAACTTTGCTAAAAATATCAATCAAAAAAAATGAAATTGCCCCGTTTTATTCGTCGCAATATGATATCCTTTCGCCGGAGGTGAAAAATCCTTATGAAAATATGCCAAGCGGAGGGGTGTAGCCAGCAATTTGAACCCAAGACCGCCAACCAAAAATACGCTGATAAAGAATGTCGTAGGTCAATCGATATCAGTGGTTTATGTCAATTTAGAAGAAAGAAAGGTTTATTTGAAGTGCCAGCAAGCCCAATAACTGGGGAAGTCCCCGCAACAGATGCAGAATTAAAAGTTGCTTATTCCAAACTTTTGACTGAGTATAAAAAACTTAAAGACAAAAGTGACGATTTTGTTGATGCTATTTTTAGAGCCGTTAAGGAAGATATTGATTCTTCCAAGAAAGTTAAGATTCCAAAGCCAAAGTTAAGCAAGGCTAAAGGGTCACAAGAAGTAGCGGCAGCAATTTTATCAGACTGGCAACTGTCTAAGATTACACCAGATTATAATTCACAAATTTGTGAACAAAGAATCTACAAGTTTGCAGAAAAAGTTATACAACTTACAAATATCCAAAGAAAAGATCACCCAGTAAATGAACTTCATATTTGGGCTCTTGGTGATCTTATTGAGGGTGAACTTATATTTCCGGGGCAATCATTTCTGGTTGATGGTGGTTTGTATAGGCAAATTACTGTAGATGGTCCAAGAATAATGAAAAATTTTATTAATATAATGCTTGAAAATTTTGAAAAGGTTACATTTGTTGGCGTTATTGGTAATCACGGTAGAATCGGTGGTAGGACAAGCAGAGACCACGACCCAGAAACAAACGGAGACAGGATGCTGTACCGTATTACTCAGTTAATGTTTGAGAAAGAGCCCCGAATCAAATTCATTATTCCAGATGGTCGTGGAGAACGACATTGGTATGCAATTGATAAAGTTGGTCAATACAAAGCATTACTTTGTCACGGCGATCAGTTTAAAAGTTTTTCGTCTTTTTATGCCTTTCAAAAGAAAGCGTATGGCTGGAAGATTGGGGCTGTAGAAGAGGATTTTGATGACATTTATATTGGTCATTTTCATACCCCAACAAAGATGACTTTTAATACTGTTCAATTAAGAATTGCAGGAAGCCCAGAATCTGTTAATACATATGCTGCAGAAACCCTGGCTTCAGCAGGAAGACCCTCGCAATCGCTGGTATTTGTCCACCCAGAAAAGGGGATTATAACAGCAGAGTATAATTGTTGGTTAGATGATGAAAAATAGAATTGACATTCCAGATTTAAATGCATATTACTGCGTAAGGAGTAGGGATATACGTTGTCAGCATTGCGATAATAAAATGTTTGCCGGTAGTCAATATTATGCTGGCAAAAAAATTTGGATTGATTTTACATGTATTGGATGTGCTAGAGGAGTTGATATTGAAATTAACCAATTCAACGCAATTCTAAAAGGGTTTAATTTTAAACAAAAGGCGGTTAGGTATGCTCTTTCAGAATAGAGTTATTACAAATAAGTTTTATCAATATGCAAATCATTTTGTCAAAGTAAAAAAAATTAGCAAAACATCAAACAAAATTTTACTTTTAAATCTTCACGATGACTCTTCAATTGAAATTCCAATCAAATCTTCAGATTTGTTGCTGAAACGCATTTATACGGTGGGAGAAGTTGCTAAGATTGTTGACCGACAGCCGAACACGCTGAGAAAGTATGAAAAGAAAAATCTTATTCCATCGCCAAAGAAGTTTGGAGATGATTATAAGGGTTACAGAAACTGGAGATATTACGAGGAAGCCGATGTGTACGGTATTGTTGAATTTTTTGGCAGTAGAGTACAGGGGCGACCAGTTAATAAATCTCAAGGTTTTGTTATAACAAAAATAAAATCATTAAACCAAAAAGTCAAGCTACACAAATAGGAGATATATGAAAGACATTAATGGAACTGAAATCTGGGCCTCAATTGGAATTACCAAGAATCTTGGCAACTACGAGTCCCTCAGGCTAGACGCTGGGGGAAGAACCACTGCAAAATCTCTTGATGATGAAGATGCTTGGAAAAAACTTTGGGAGTCAATTGACTCACAAATTGAAGCGAAATTGCAAGAATTAGACAATGAAAAGCAGTCGTGATTGGCAAAAGTCTGCAGTTTGCCTAGGAGATAAAAACTCATTCTATTGGTTATCTTATAAACTAGAACATATCGAGTATGCTAAAAAAGGCTGCTCGGTGTGTACAGTTAAAGCAGAATGCCTAAATAATGCAATAAGCCAAGAAGTATATGTGGGTGTAAATGCTGGTATATCGGAATGGGATTTTTTAAATAAAACATGGAAGCGGGTGACAAATGCAAAGCGCTCTAACTGGTCAAGAAGTTCTTCAACACTTCATAAGTTGTTGCAAAAAAAGAAGTAAGTTATTTGTTCCAGATACTCCTCGGCAAGAGCAAGTTTGTGATGCGCTGGGTGACTTTTATGAGATTGACATCTTATTTGATGCAATCGATGAATATGTCAAAGTAAACCCCGGCCCCTTCATTGTTTTTGATTTTGCCGTACAATCTAAAAAATATATTGATCATGTGATTTTAGAAAAAAAGTCTCGTGATAATTTTATATTTATGGTCAAGGAAACTAAAAAGAGAATGGAGTTGGAGTGAATTACGAGGTAAGACTTTTAAATGCTATTGTTGATAGCGGAAGTTATATTGATGCAATAACTGAGGGTGCAGAAAATGTTTTTTTGGAGTATAAGGACATTTGGGGATTTATTGTTAAGCACCACGATGAGCATCAAAAGACCCCATCTAAAGACACTATAAAGCACCATTTTCCTGATTTTGATTTTGTTGCAACGCCAGAACCCCTGAAGTATTATATTAATGAAGCCAAAAAGGAATCACTCGCCTATCAGACAAGAATGATAGTTTCTAAGTCAAATAATATCTTGAATGAACTTGGTGCAAAAGATGCCCTATCCTTTTTGATGGAGCAAACATCAAGGCTGTATAAGTTCTCTAGCAGTCTTAAAGATACCGATCTTGCTGCTGAGTGGCAAGATAGGGCAAAAGACCTACGTGAGCGTTCGGAGCGCCCAGAAAAAGATTATATGGGTATCCCAAGCGGGATTACTGTTATAGATAGAACATTTGGGGGCTGGCTACCGGGTGACTTTATTGTGTTGCTTGGATGGACAGGCGTAGGCAAATCTTTTCTTGCAAGACTATTTGCAGCAAATGCTTGGAGGGCCGGGTACAGACCGTTAATTATTTCTCTTGAAATGAACAAGCAGCAAGAGGGGCAACGCCTGGATACTTTGCTAAGCAATGGAGAAGGTCATTTTACAAACACTGACCTTGTTCGGGCGAGTGCTGAAATTGTAGACGCTTACGAAGCATGGGCAGAAAAAACATTTGAAGGCAAACACCCAATTCATCTTATAACATCAGAAGGGCTTGAAACCGCAGATCAAATGATGGTGCAGGCTAAGATTGATCAGTATCATCCAGATATGGTAATTCTTGATTATCATAGCTTATTTGATGATGCATCCGGTGCTAAGACCGAAACTGAAAAAGCCAAGAATCTTTCTAAGGCATTTAAACGCCTTGCTGTTAAGAACGCTGTGCCAATAATAGATGTTGCTGCCGTAACAATGGCTGACGGACATTCTGAAAGACCACCGGAATTAGAAGAAGTTGCTTGGAGTAAGCAGTTGGCATACGATGCAGATTTGGTGTTGGCAATACACCGTGAGCCATCGTCAGATCTTTTTCAAATTGTCTCAAGAAAAGTAAGAAGAGCAACACACTTTGCATTTTTCTTGAGATGGAATTTAGACACTGGAAAATGGACAGAGGAGTGGGATTTCTAATGAATATGATACTTGAAGGCGTTGCTCGGGATATAGAAACAATTGCAAGATTGCGACCGTGGATGGAGTCTGAGGCTCGAAGAGAATACGGTGACTTGGGAGAAAGCAAACTAATAACAGACTATGATAAAAACCAAAACTTATTTAGATTTAAAATCATTTTCGCAAATGAGTCTTAAAAATCAAATAGATACGCTATTTAAAGAATATCATATTGATATTCGTGCGCACAGCGGTGATGAATATATTATTTTTTGTCCATTTCACAAGAATGTAAATACGCCATCTTTTTATATAAATTCCAAGACTGGTTTATGGCAGTGTTTTAATCCGTCTTGTGGTAAAAAAGGTAATTTTAGACAACTGTTTAGACATATTGCTGGGCGTTCTTTTAATTCATCAATTAAAATTGACCCCGTTGAGTTACAGAAGCGAATTGACGCTGGCTTCATTGAGCAAAAAGAAGATATACTCAATTTGTCAGCAATAGAGATTGATTACACCAGCGATGAGCAGATACAAAAAATTCAGCCGTTTGTTAAGCGCGGACTTTCGATAAGTACATTAAAATACTTTGAGATTGGGTTCTCAAATGCCAAATCTAGGATAGTAATTCCTGTTAGAGATCATCAGTATAAGGTTGTTGGCTTTATAGGTCGAGCAATTAACGAAGACCAAGAGCCAAGATATTTATACAATAAGGGATTTAAAAGAGCAGATGTCTTATTTAATCTACAAAATGCAAAGCATTATTCGGATGTGATTGTTGTTGAGGGTAGCGTTGACGCAATGAAAGTCTACGAGGCTGGATTTCCCAATGTTGTTGCGACTCTTGGGGCACAAGTTTCAGAATACCAAGCCTTTTTATTGCGAAAATATTTTGATGCCATTATAATTTTTTCTGACAATGATAGCGCTGGAGACGCTATGCGAGGTGCTATAATAGGTCTGTGCCGTGGAAAGAATATTTACACGACACAAATACCGCCGGGGCATAAAGATCCTGGTGATATGAATGCAATAGAAATACAAAATATCATAAATAACAAACAAATTACATTATAGGAGAAAACATGTCATTTACATCAGTTAAAACATTAAAAGACTTGGAGAAGCAAGTCGTACCAACAGGAAAGTCATCGGGAGCCAAGAAGTTCTTCTCGCTTCAATCTGGCGACTCGTTCAAAATTAGATTCCTTCAGGAACTAACAGAAGATGGCGCAAATTACAATGAAAAGGTTGGAACAGCAATTACGGTTCCGGTCATTGTTTCGCCAATCAACTGGAAGTGGAAGGTTGCATCTACGGCATCACTTGAAAAGTATAACTATAGATGCTGGGGTACTGAGCAATCAGTTCAAGACAAGGCGTGGAGATCAAAGCCACACTTGCTAGTGAATGTTGCTGTTGAGGTTGAGCCAAATAAATGGGAGGCTCGCGTCCTTGATACAACATTTAATCAGCGACACATTGGATTGACCCTGCTTGAATATGCCAAAGAATTTAGTACGATTACAGATAGATACTATAAATATTCTCGTACTGGTTCTGGGGCATCGGATACAAACTATAGCTTAATTCCTTTGGCTATAGGGGAGCAAAACGATCAAATTAAGCAACTTGTTATGCATGATCTTAACAATGTTTATATGACATTGCCATATGAAAAGCAACAGGTTTTTTTAACAACTGGCGAATTGAGCAAGGATAGCTGGTAAAACCAGCAGGGCCGGTAGCTCAGTTGGTAGAGCAACGGACTTTTAATCCGCAGGTCGTGGGTTCAATTCCCGCTCGGCTCACAAAGGAAAAAATGAAACACGTTAACAAAGCGATTGTGATGGACCTTGATGGTGTCATTGCTGACATCGCAACTTCGCTAGAAGATGTTTTATTTGCCCTAGGTGATATAAAAGAAGGCAATTTTCAGGAATGGATTATTGGGAATACCAAGAATAAGGATATTCTAAAAATTTATAATGATCCATTATTTTGGAAAAATATGAAACCCTACTTTGATGCGTGGCATCAGGTAAACTACTGGTTCAGTCTTGGTTATGCAATTAATGTTATTACTGCCAGAAGGCAGCCGAATGCCGTACAAGAGACACTTCCTTGGTTGGAAAATTGGAACATAAATACTGCTATGCCAATCTTTTGTGATTTGGGTGAAAAGATTAACTATATTCAAAAAATTGACCCAATTTTTGTTGTAGAGGACAATCCATTTGAAATTGAAATAATAGAAGCATCGGGGGTGAAATGCTATTTAAGGGCACAATTTTATAACCAAAAATATTGGAATGATTTTAATACCATTGAGTCACTATTTGAAATTAATCTGGAGGATTAGTGAGCAACTTTGTTCACCTTCACTGCCATTCTGAATACTCGTTGCTGGATGGGATGTCAACGCCAGAAGAGATTGCTAAAATTACAAGCACAAATGGGCAGTATGCTGCCGCAATTACAGATCATGGCTCAATGGCCGGCGTATTGAGATTTCAAAACGCATGTGAAAAAACAAAAGTAAAACCGCTGTTTGGTGTAGAGGCATATTTTACTCCAGCAATAGAAAAAGATGGTGAGGGTAAACACGAACGGCATCATTTGATTTTATTGGCAAAAACAAATGAGGGGCTTGAGAAATTATTTAAGATGTCCAAAATTGGCTGGACAAACAACTTTTACTACAAACCAAGAATTGATTTTTCAACACTTGAAGAAATGGTTGATGGAGACATAATTGCCCTGTCTGGTTGTATGGCAAGCACTGTTTGTAGGGCGCTAGAGGCAGACAATTATTCTCTAGCAGAACAGGCTTCTGAGCGGTTTATAAAAATCTTTAAAGATGATTTTTATTATGAAATGCAGGCTTGGAATAGCAAAAAGATTAATGATGGAATAATTAACCTAGCCAGTTCTTTTGGTAAAAAAATCGTGGCGACTGCAGACTGTCATTTTCCCAATGTTCACGACAAGGGATGTGAAGAAGTATTGCTATGCGTTTCTCAATATCCCAGTTTTTCTCCAGCAGAATTAAGGCATGCAACAGAGCAGGCTGAAAAGTTTGACAAGCACGAAAAGGATTTGTTGAAAAAGATTAACATCATGTATCCAGATCGTCAATTGCGATTTGATAGTATCAATCCATATCTTGCCAAAGCAGAAGAGATTGCGGGATGGTTTAAAACCGCCGGGTACGATATCCCAGACACTATAGAAAATACCTTGGAAGTAGCCGAAAAATGTACTGCCAAAATCCAAAAACGGCGTAATCTATTGCCAAAGTATATGAAGTCACTTAATTCCGACGATTATCTGAAAGAAATGGCAGAATTTAGGCTAAAAGAACTTGGTCTGGGTCAAGAGTATAAAGACAGGCTGGCTACAGAGTTAGATACGATTAAACAACTTGGATTTGCCGATTACTTTTTGATTGTGTGGGACTTGGTAAAATGGGCTGACAACAACAATATTGGTAGGGGTACAGGCCGAGGCTCGGTGGGCGGTAGTATTTTGGCCTTTTTATTGGATATAACAAAGGTTGATCCCATCAAATATAGTCTGCTTTTTTCACGATTTATCAATGCCGAACGAAACGACTACCCCGATATTGACTTAGACTTTGAAGATAAGCGCCGGATTGAGGTTCGGTCATATTTGATTGAGCGCTGGGGGCGTGAAAATGTGGCGGCAATTACCACTTATGGTACATTTAAGCCCAAGAGTGCGGTAAAAGACGTTGCCAGGGTGCTACAGGTTCCATACAAGGAAACCAACAACATCACCCCATTTTTTGAAACAATTGAGGAATTGCAATCGACGGAAAAGGGCAAGTTGTTTTGCTCCAAATATCCCGATGTGCCACGGCTTGCAAAGCGTCTTGAGGGTCGTGTTCGTAATGCTGGCGTACACGCTGCCGGTATGGTCGTTTCGTCAATCCCGCTAACGCAGGTATGCCCAATTGAAACACGCAAGGATACTGACGGAGGTGGGCGTACCGTTGTAACGGCATTTGATATGACCGACGCAGAAGCGGTTGGGCTTATAAAAATAGATATTCTGGGTCTCAAGACGGTATCTGTGATTAAAGACGCTCTAGCGATGATTAGGAAGCGTTATGGGCTTGATGTGGAGTCGGTTTCGCTTGGGCTGGATGATCCAAGCGTTTATGAAAACTTTAACAATGGCAACACGGTTGGCGTATTCCAGACCGATGCCGCTGCTTATCGTAATCTTATTGAAAGAATGGGGATTGATAGTTTCAACGATCTTGTGGTGTCAAACGCGCTGGTTAGACCCGGCGCTTTGTTGTCGCAGGGGGAGAAGTATATTGAGCGCAAGAAGGGCTTCAAGCCAGCTTCTTATCCTGATAAGTCGGTACAAGAGATATTGAAAGAAACATACGGCACAGTTATTTTCCAAGAACAGTTGATGCAAATGTCAGTCAGCCTGTCAGGATTTACTTGGTCAGAAGCTGACAAGTTGCGTAAAATTATTGGTAAAAAGCGTGACGCTGCTGAATTTGAGCAATTTAAAGATAAATTCATCAATAACTCAATTATTTCTAAGCCGGAAGCTAGGCAGATATGGAAAGAGTTTGAATTATCGGCTCTTTATATGTTCAATAAATCTCATGCGGTTGCCTATTCGATGCTTTCATATCAAACGATGTGGTTAAAGGTACATTATCCATCTGAGTATCTATGGGCTCTTTTGTACAATGAGGATGTTGGTGAAAAGATTACAGCCTATCTCATGGAGGCGCAGAGGCTTAATATCCCAATTTTACCACCAGATGTTAATCTGTCGGATGAATTCTTTACAATTGATTATTCGGCCGAAAAGACAGCAATCCGATTTGGTCTTTCAAATGTATTGTCTTGTGGTAAAGCCGCAATCAATGAAATTTTGTCAAAACGACCATTTACCTGTTATGACGAATTTGATGCCAAGTGTTCAAAGAGTGCAGTAAAGAAGCCCTTGCGAGAAAACTTTGATAAAGTTGGGGCGTTTCAATCCCTTGGATATATTTCGCAATATCAACATAACAGATATTATTTGCCAATTTTAGGATTTTCTATTGGTGATACAGAAGCGAATGAAATTGATGTAATCTTAGACAAACTTTGTAATTTTCATGAAACAAATTCTCCATTGATGTTAATCAAGGCAGTTGTTAGATCTACTAAAAAAACACCTCAATATCTTCGTGTTGAATTGGAAGACATATCTGGTTCTGCAACGATATTTGCAGAAAGGAATACGGAACTTTCAACTAGGGATTATGTCTATGCGCTTATCGGTGATAGAACGCTGCATGGATTTTGTGATGCTTACAACTATGTAGATACACAATTGCATAATTTTATCAAGTTAAAAATGCAGGGTAAGAATCATAAGTACGCATGGTTATACAATCATGGAATTGGTGGCATGAGTGATGAAAAAACTTTGCTTTATATTTTTAATCTTAGAATATTTAAAACAGCAAAAGGCTTTGAGATGTGCAACATTTATTGCTGGGATGGCGAGAACATGTTTAAGATTGTTGTTTTTGCCTCGGTGCTAAAAAAGATTAAATTAATTATCAAGCCTAACGCATGGTTTGCTGCTAAAATTGAAAAAGTTGATGAAAAGAATCCCCTGGTTCAGATCGACTCATTCAAACTGTCGTCCGGCGATGGATTAATAACCGTTGATGATTTTATAAAAAGAAAGAATTTGGCTAAGGTATGAAATATACGCATAAAGTATTTCACTTGGATGAGCATATTGAAAGAGAAAAATTCTATAAATCTATAAATAACTACATTAGTCAATATTCTTCTGAACTTGATGTGTCAACAATTAAAATTTCGTGCAAAGAAGATTTGGAAAACTATTATAAGAATTCAAATATTAGATTTACAAATGAAGGTTATTATGAATGCAATGCATTTGGTTGGAAATACAGTGAATTTGGTATATGGGCAAGCAATGTAAACGCATATAAAAAATTTCTCGAAACCGATTCAGATTATTTAATTTTGATGGAAGACGACATTGTATATATTGATGGATTTTTTGAAAATCTTGTATTGTATATGTCGCAACTCCCAGATGCTTGGGATGCATTTTTTTATTACAACCCAAGTCATTATGATGACGAGGTGTGTTTCTCTCCATTTGACACCAACCCATTACCATCGGTTGCTTCGGGTGTGTCGTCAAATAATTCAGATATATGCGAAGTTTACCAAAATTGGTCAATGTTATGCTATATAATAAATAGAAGGTCTGCAAAAAAAATACTAGATGATGTTACGGTTAATCCAATCAATCTTCCATTAGACCATTATTTTTTACGGCAGCGCAAAAAATACAATTCATATACGATTGCAAAGAAATCTAAAATGTATTGTAATCTGGCAATGTTGGAATCAACATTTCAACATAGACAAAAAAGAGAGGTGTTAAGCTGAGTAGAGAATTGGCAGAAAAACTTCCTAACTGGTTTCTTGGAAATCAAACTGAAAAAGATTTTGAAAGACTGCTTTTAGAATTTAAGGGTAAGCCCGATCTCCAATTTTTAGAAATTGGTTCATTTTGTGGTAATAGTGCTGCGTGGATGATGGGTAATATATTGACAGACCCATCATGTAGACTTACATGCGTCGATCCCTGGAATGGCAATATAGCCCATGAAATATTTAGTTTTGCGGATGTTGAAGCAGCATTTGATCAACAACTTGAGCCATATAAGGATAGATTGATTAAGCATAAAATGTATAGCGAAGATTATCTCATGAGAAATAGAGATAAACAATTTGACTTTATTTATATTGATGGAGACCATATGCCGCAGGCATTCATGCTTGATGCTTTGCTTTCATGGGAATTGCTAAAACGGGGTGGAATAATGGCAATTGACGATTATGCATGGAGTCATCCACGTGGTGAAAGGTATAATCCAAAACAATCAATGGATTTATTTGTCAGCATGTATTCAGAGCATTGCGTTATTCTTGAAAAAAGATGGCAAATCTGGATCAGAAAAAATTCTAATTATATTAGACCAGAACACATACACGAATAAGGAGATATATGTTAGTTGTAGATAAGCGCAAAGGCGATAGAATGCCAGTGCATGAGGTTATTCCAACCCCAAGCATTGGATTGAATAGAGCACTAGGCGGTGGATTGCATACCGGGGCAAGTCATTTATTCTGGGGAACGCCATCTGTTGGTAAAACAACTATGTGTTTTAGAATTATTGCTGTGGCGCAAAAGATGGGTTATAGGCCGGTTATCGTTGATTCTGAATCATCGTATAATGACAAGTATGCAACCAAATGTGATATTAATGTTGACGACATTGTTGTGGTTCAGTCAACTGTTGTTGAAGATATTTTAAAAAATATCTATGATTTCTTGATCCATCCAGAAGAAAAGCATATTTTCTTGTTTGATAGTATTTCTAATATTATCAAGGAAGAATTTTATGATAAGCCAGAAGGTGGCAAGGCAATGGGTCTTCAAGCAAGATCGCAAGGTTTCTTTTTGCAAAAACTAGTAAACTATTTACACAAAGAAAAAAATATCATGTTATTCGTTGCCCATCAAACAGTAGATCTCAGTGGTATGTTTGCTGTAACCAAAGGCAAGATTAGTAATACTGTCCATCACAACATGCATAGCATTGTCAAATTGTTTCTTTCAATGTCAAAAAACGAAATGGAAAGGGATGATAGCAATCTGATTACAAGTCAAAAAGCAACTTGGACTATTGAAAAATCAAAACAAACACCAAGTATTGGAACTGCCGGATATTATTATGTTTTACCACAAGAGGGCAAGATTGATATGGACAGAGAACTTATTGACATTGCTGTGGATTCTGGTATCATTCAAAGAAAGGGTGCTTGGTATACCTATGGCGAAAGTAAATGGAATGGCCTTGCATCTATAGATTTATCTTCTCATCAAAAAGAAGCGATTGAAAAGGTTATTTTGTCTTGAAAAGAACAGAGAGGGAAGAAATAAAGAAAGACAAGGCGGATGGTGTTAAGAATTCAGGGCGTGGTGTTAAAAAGGGAGATGCAACCTTGAATAAATTTCTTGTTGACTACAAACACAATAAAAAAACATTTACGCTTACTCTTGAAAATTGGCTTGAGCACCGTAAAAATTCTTGGAATTCAAACTATCGTTATCCCTGCATTTCTGTTGTATTTGGCGAACATTCCGAGACCAAAGTTGCTATAGTGGAGTGGGATGTGTTCAGAGAGCTTATAAAAGGATCAGATTATGAATAAAACATTTGGTTCACTATTTGCTGGCATTGGTGGATTTGATTTGGGTATGGAGCAGGCTGGTTGGGATTGCCAATGGCAAGTGGAGTGGGAAAAACACTGCCAATCAGTTTTGCAAAGGCACTGGCCTAGTGTTCCAAAATATTTAGATGTAAAAGATGTTGATGGGGGAAAGATAGCCCCGGTAGATTGCATTGTTTTTGGCTCCCCCTGTCAGGACTTATCGGTTGCCGGTAAGGGTGGAGGTCTTGAAGGTGAAAGATCAAGTTTATTTCATGAAGCAATTAGGATAATAAAGGAGATGAGAAATGCAACTGGAAATCAATTTCCAAAGTGGTCAGTCTGGGAAAATGTCCCAGGAGCCCTCACAAGTAATAATGGGAGAGACTTCGGGAAAGTCCTTGATGAAATGGCAAACATCGGGGCATTGGTCCTTGAATGGCACATCTTGGATGCACAATGGTTCGGAGTCGCCCAGCGCAGAAGAAGAGTCTTTGTGCTTGCTTGTTACGATTCTAGAACCGCTGCAAGATGTGGACAAGAAATATTACCTGTCCCCAAAGACAGCAAGGGGAATATTAAACAGGGCAGGAAAAAAAGGAAACGAGTTGCCAGAGAAACTAAAGAAAGCGCTAATAGCCCTGTCCTCTATGGTCAATCAGGACACGCAAGATGGGCAGAAGGCGGAGTAACCCTTAATGCTACTGATTATAAAAGACCGGAGCGAAATGTTGTTGCAGAGCCTTTTGTAAAAGTTAGACGCGCACAAAACACAGAAGATTTTGAAACATGGTCTGAGGGTGGTGTATCTCCAACGCTTAATGCATTTGATAATGGTGGGGAAAGTCGAGCAACCGTGCTCGTTTTTCAGCCAGGAGTTATGATTCGTCAAGGCGGTGGGGTATCTGAAGATGTAGTGCCTACTCTCAGAGCGGAGCATCACAATGGTGATAATTTTCCACATATTGCAGTAGAGCCAATTTCTTTTCATTCAAAACAAGACCCCATTTCTTCTGAAAATGTTTCTCAAACGCTGTATGGGCAAAATGGAATCGCTGTTGCTGTGCCACCAATTATTCTTGATGGTACAAGAACAAATGATATTCGTATTTATGACGATCAAATTGCTCCTACTCTTAAACATAGAATGGGAACTGGTGGAGGTCAAGTACCATTGGTGGGTATAGAACAACCTGTATTGGCTTACGATGGATATAATAATGCCGTTTCTGAGAATATTTATAGAACGCTTAGGATCGGTATTGATTCTGCAGACCATATTGCAATTCCAATTCAAGGCACAATTATTGGAAGATCGGATACAGCCGGCCCACAAGGCAAAGGATTTGGTGATGAAAATGATCCATCTTATACATTAGATACAATATCTCAGCATGGCGTAATGACGTCAGATCTTATTTTGAGAAGATTGACTCCGATTGAGTGTGAAAGACTGATGGGTTTTCCAGATGGGCATACTGAGTTTGCAGCAAGTGGTAAAAAAATAGCAGATACAAATAGATATAAAATGTGTGGCAATGCGGTAGCCACACCTGTAGCAAAATGGATAGGAGAAAAAATTTATGCGATTTAAATTTATTTGTGACAGATTATATGGATGGGTTGCGCTTGGCATCACTTTCAATTGGGATGATGGTGTATACTTTGGTGTGTACATTGCGAATTGGCTTGTCGGGCTTCAGTTTTATAGAAAGAGATAAATATGCCAGATATGATAATTAATAGAGAAATTTTGGCTAATCACATGGGTGATAAGGCTGAAGAATTCTTAGAATGCCTAAGAATAGTTGAGGATATTATTGAAAATCCAGATCGATATGTTGGATTTCAGGCAATTAAATATGCCAATGTTCTTGCTGGATATAGAACACTAATGATTGTAAAATCTCAAATGTATAAGAGAAAATCTACAATGATGTCTGAGCAAGACAAATTTGTAAATGATATATGGAAAACCATGTATGAAGCATTAACAGAAAATATAAATGCACTAAAACTAGCAGCAAAAGGAGCAAATAATTAATGAAATCATTAAAGAAATTACGTGAAAAAAAAGAAGATGTCGTACAGGAAGTTGCTGTAGAGATTAGAAAAACGCTTGTTGAGGGCATAGATGAGCATTTAGAAAAAAGAAATACATCTGTATTTAAACAAATTAGTGGCTTTCATCCAAGTTACACAAACCAATGCACTAGATATTGGTATTATTTGTTTTCTGGGGTTCAAATGAAGTCGTCGTTCAGTCCTCAGACATATAGAATTTTTGATAATGGACACGGGGTTCACAACAGACTTTACAGTTATTTTAAAGATATGGGAATTTTACTAGAAGAAGAAATACCTGTAAAATACGATTCTCCGCCAATTGAAGGCACAGCAGATGGTATTATAGAATGGGGTGGTCGGAAGCTCATTGAATTGAAGTCAATTAGTTCCGAAGGCTTCCACTATAGAAAACTTTATAACAAACCAAAAGACGAGCATTATAGACAGGCTCAAATTTACATGAAATGTTTAGATCTCGATTCAGGGTATGTGATTTATGAAAACAAAAATAATCAAGAGATTTTATCAATTTACATTGAAAAAGACGAAAAATTTATCACAAAATTATTCAAAAAATATACAGAAATTTATAACAATTATCTGAATAATCAGATGCCTGAGCGACCATACAAGAGAACGTCGGCAAATTGTAGTTCTTGTGATTTGGCTGCTTTATGTTGGTCGGAGAATGTACAAGAAGGAAAAGAAGAAGTGTTCTAACCCCGAATGCAAGAAGATTTTCATAGCAAGAGTATACAACGCTGTCTACTGCTCCCCAGAGTGTAGAAGGGTTGTTACAAATAAAAATCTTCTTGCAAGTTATTATGAAAAGAAGGATAACAAAAATAAAAAACGAGTCTGCAAAACGCCAAATTGTGGAACGATTCTTTCTCGTTACAATAAAGAAAAAATTTGTGAAAGCTGTAAAAGGGAAAGATATGTCAAACGCCTCATGTCGTGGGGATGGTCGGAGAAACAGGCTCGCGGTCAGTAAATATGACAATTGGGAATCTTGTGGCATCAGTTAAGAATTCTAGGATTATAGCAATTGATCCCGCCTCTCATTCTTTAGCTTGGGTCATTTATGATATAAAATCATCCAAGATATCTATTTTTGATTGCGGTAAAATTAATTATAAAGAGTGCAGGGGTGCGTCAGCAAAGTTTACTGTTATTGATAAAGAGCTTAAAGATATTTATAAAAAATATAAACCAAGAATTGGCATAATTGAGCAATCAATTTATGTGCAAAATTTTGAAACAAGTAGAATAATTTCTTACATTATAGGATACTCCTGGGGTGTGCTAAATAACTTTGGTTGCCAAATTACAGATGTTAATCCATTAGTTTGGAAATCTGGCATTGGATATAAAAATTTAAACAAGAAGGAGCAGGAAATTATTGCCAATGACGGACAAAAGGGTTCTCTTGCAATAAAATTAAAAAAAGAAAGGAAGCGCCGGGTGCAGGAAATTGTAAAAAATTACTTCACCGATATGCCGGAATATCTTAAGGATGATGATATCATAGATGCAGCAGGAATTGGTCTTTGGTACTGTAAAAAGGTTTTGGAGGAATCAAATGCAAAGTGAACCTTACAAGGATAAAGCTTTTTTATATGAAATGTATGTCAAAAGAAGGATGAATTTGACAGATATTTGTGCGCATCTTAAAAATACTTATAGTATTGAAGTTACCCCGCAGGCAATTTATAACTGGGTAAAGAAATACGATCTTCTTAAATTTAGAGGCAAGGGCAGAAATTTGTCTGCAACGAGCATGAGAAGACCCCAATCCGCCGCTCAGAGGGCTGCTAATGAGCGCAAAAGGGAGATTCAAAAAAGAGTAAGGCAAAGAAGAAAGGAAATTAAGGGACGATGAAATCAATGAGAAGAAGCGTTAGCGTAAAAGATATTACAAGTTTTGCAACTCTAGACATGATTTATAATCAAATTAGAGTGATTGAGGCAAAACAAAATGCAACTCAATATAAATGCTTAGGTTCCGGAAATTGCTGCCGAATTGGACTAACCATTCACATGGCAGAGTGTGCAAATATTGCATTTAGCCTGCGTCAACAATATTACTTAACATATGAAGATAAGGGCCAGCAAGTTGCTGATGATTGGATGGAAGGAGTAGTCAATAGTCTTAAGGAAGCAATGTACGATGCCGACTGGGAGCCGGGTGGAGAAACTAAAAGACATTGTGCTTTTTATAAGGGTGGATGCACGATTTATCGCTACAGACCGATGGTTTGTAGAACATTCGGAACAGTAACGCATGTTGATGACTATTGCCCCAGAATTAGAAATGCCAATGGGAACATTGATTATTTTGCTGGCGATGGCGTTAAAAAAATAATTAGGGCTTTTCAAGATTTTTTAAAGGAGTATTCTTCCGATAAAGATCAGGGATATACTATGGTGGTTTATATGCCACTGGGGGTCTTAAGTTTCCTCTTGACCGACGAGGAGTTGATTGAATTAGAAAAAACAACAGATTCAAAATTTTGGATGGGAGTCGAGGGCTGGTTTAATTACAGAGTGCAGTACATCAAGATGCATGGATATGAATATGATAGACTAGATAGGGAAGCAAAGGCTGTTAAGTTGGAGTTAAGATTCCCCAAAGAAGAGGAATAAATGACAGATGTTGAACCAGTGGTGGGTGCAGAGATAGTTCCTGCTGAAAAAACTATTATTGATGAACTGGCTGATATTGAGCAGGCCGGGTTGCTTCATGTAAAAGGTTATTCTTTTCACGAAATTAGTTCTTTAATGAACGCGCCACTTGAGCGCACTAAAGAAATGATTGGTGAATATAGAAAAATATTAAATAGACAGGCAGAGATTGACCCATACTTTCTTGAAAAGATACAATTCAATACAATCAAGGCTTTGCAAGAATTTGATCAACTGAGCAAAGAAGCGTGGGAAACAATAAATATTGCAACAGATCACGGCATGGTTCCTGCAAGAATACAAGCAATTAAGTTAGCCGGGGAAATTGCAACCAAAAAAGCCCAGCTGCATAAGTTAATGGGTGGTAATCAAGCTGATGCCCAATACATTTCTAGAATGCAAAAGGCTGAAAATGTAAATCAAATCCTATCTAAAATCTTGAGAGATGTGATTGCTAAACATCCGCAAATTGCTGAGGAGGTCCGCCGAGAGTTGGAGATTGCCTTTGAGATTATGGATGTCAGCGGGGCCGACTAAAGAGACGGAAAAAAGTTTACATAAAGAGACGGAAAATGTCCCACATAAAGGTGTAAATTGCTTACTTAGATAGCCCTATTCTTTGATTTGTAAACTTGCGTGCGCGTAAGATTTCAAGTTTGTAATGTTACACGGGGGTAACATTACATCCGGGTAAGCTTTCATAGTGTATAATAGATTAGCACATTATGTCGGATTTTGTTGGGCTAAATTTAGAATTTAATGATTTTGATCGTCTTTTGCGTCAAGACGATCTTATTGAAACGCCTGTGCCAGTTCAAATATTTGTTCAGGATAAAAAATATTTAGGATTACCACCTTTATCGGATATACAGGAAGAAATTGTAAAACACAGTACGCAAATATTTAAAGAAAAGACACTGCTATCTATACACGGGGAGAAAGTAGGGCGTGAGTATTATGAAAAATATACTGCTAATGAAGTTATTTGCATGCTGGGTAAGGGTTCAGGAAAAGATCATTGTTCAAGAATTTCAATCGCTTATACATCATACCTACTCCATTGTTTAAGGGATCCTCTAAATTATTTTGGCAAAGCCCACGGAGTATATATCGATATTCTAAATCTTGCCGTAAATGCACAGCAAGCGCAAAGGGTTTTTTTTGAGCCATTGAAAAATCTTTTGTTACAATCTCCATACTTTAATGAAGTAGGATTTGAGCCAAGAGTTTCAGAAATATTTTTCTTTTCAAGACCAGTAAGATGTTTCTCAGGTCACTCTGAAAGTGAAGGTTGGGAAGGATATGAAGTATTAACTGTGGTATTGGATGAGATTGCTGCATTCAAAACAGATGCGGAATTAAAAGGGGAAATTAGATCAAAAGGCTCTGCTTCAGCGATTTATAATATGAGTAAGCTATCTGTTATGTCACGCTTCCCAGAAGTCGGTAAAGTAATTCTTTTGTCATTCCCTAGATATAGAGGTGACTTTATTGAACAACGTTATTATGGGGCTCGAGAAAAACAAGAACCAAAAACTTGGTTTATAAAAGCTGCTACGTGGGAAGTGAATCCAACGATTACGAGAGAGCAATTAGAATCAGAATATATTAGAAATCCAGTTGAGGCAGCAGCAAGATTTGAATGTAATCCACCAAATATGGAAGATGCATACTTTAGAGATCCAGATTTAGTTAGAAAAGCTTTTACATATGGTGAAGATCCAACTAATGAAGATGGTACATTTAAAAAATGGTTTAATAGCACAGATCAGCATATTAGATTTATTCATGTTGACTTAGCTCTTAAAAGAGACAGAGCTGCATTAGCATTAGTCCATTCTCCCGGATTAAAAGAAGTCAAGACTCTAAATGGTTCAGAAAAACTTCCAGTAGTAAATGTTGATCTTGTTTATTCTTGGGAGGCCGGTATGAATCAAGAAATTAATTTTTCTGCAATTCGACAATTAATTATTGATTTATGTAAAAAATTTGATGTGGCTAAAGTTACATTTGACAGGTGGCAATCTATTGAAATGATACAAAGCCTGCGATCATTGTCCATAAACGCTGATTTTCATAGCGTTAAAAAAACAGATTATGATACTCTAACATCTGCTATTTATGATGGTCGATTGCGTGGGTATTGGAATGAATTATTAGTTGAGGAAGAACTTCTAAAATTACGTCTGTTTTCAAATAACAAAATAGATCACCCAACATCTGGGTCAAAAGATTTGGCCGACGCTATCGCTGGGTCTGTTTATAATTGCATAGAAAATATTTCGGTAAACACCGAGATCGAAATTGAATTTTTAAAGCCGGATAAATTTTATGAAATAGATGAGGAAATGCCCGAATTTGGAACTGTTTCAATGTATAATGGTTCTACGGGAAAATTTGAGCGGGGATTTTCCAAAGGAAAATCGGAGGCGAATAAATGGCTGGAAACCCTATAGAAGATGTTCAGGCGACACCTGAGGAAATTGCTGTCGTATTGTCTGGTGAATTGCAGAAGGCTCTTCTTCAGTTGGTTGCGTTAAAAATTGAAAATGACAAACTCCATCAAAAACTGAAGGAACTGACCGAAAATACGAGCAAGCCTTCTACAAAATTTTAAATTTTTTTTAAAAAAAAATTGTTTTGCCCCTGTTTTGGGTCTGGCGTGTGCTACTGTTCTTCTTGCTGGCATTCCGTCAGTGAAATAAAAAACCAACATCAAAGTATGGAGAAAAATATGGCAATCAAAATGAATAAGGTTGATAGTTTTCCTGAAATTACAAGGTCAGGAAGACAGTCTGAGGATTTGCAAACAATTGTTAATGCTTTGCATGAATCAGCAACTAGTGGACAAAAATTTAGCCTAAATGTTGAGCCGGGTAATCCGTATAACTCAATGCAACAGAGAATTCGTGCGCAGGCTAAAAAGTATGGATACAAGATTATCATCAGATATGATGCGGCTACAAAGACGCTTTTCTTTAAGGCTAATCGTGGTGGTAATACTTCACTTCCAACGGTTGATGTTAAGAACAAGGTTAGCACCGCCGTAAAGTCCAAGTAATCAATCAATAAAAAAAGAAAAAAATTTTTTTGAGTGGGGCGAAAGCCCCACTTTTTTTTTGCTATAATGAAAGCGTGTTAACAACGGAAGATCAAAATATTGAGATTACGCCCGATCAAATTAAATCGTGGTGTCCTATGATTGCGCTACCGTGTTATAATCGTGAATTGACTGAACCATTTATGATGTCGCTAGTTCAGTCAATAATGTACTTTAAGCAAATCGGTATGCGTTTTGCTATTAGCACCATAAGTGATTCACTAATTAGTCGATCCCGGTGTAATCTTGTTGCCAAGTTTATGGCCAATGAACAGTTTACGCATTTGCTATTTATTGATGTTGATCTTAAGTTTAATTATAATGATATATTAAAACTTCTTTGGCATAATAAAGATGTGATTGCGGGAGCTTATCCGGTTAAAGATATTAATTGGGGAAAGGTTCATAAAATGGTACAGGCTGGTGTGCCAGCAGATAAACTAGCACAAAAAGCAACGCGATTTGTTGTAAATCCAGTTAAAATTGGTCAAAATCAAATTGAAACCGATGAGGGCGCACTTTCTGTCTATGATGCGGGGACAGGGTTTATGTTGATAAAAAGAGAAGTCTTTATCAAGATGTTCGAGCACTATCCAGAATTAAAATTTAATGACGATACCGGGAGTCTAAAAGATAAAGAAAGGGACTACACATACGCCTTATTCAATTCTTATGTAGATGAGGATCAAAAAAGATTTTTATCTGAGGATTACGGATTTTGTCGTTATTGGCAAAAGATGGGTGGCAAAGTTTGGGTTGATCCCGCTGTTGAGCTTGAGCATTTAGGTTATTTTGTGTATAAAGGAAATATGATTGAGTATATTATTGATATTTCCCAAAAGGATTTGGAAAATGAGAATGCCATAAAGTCCACATAAGGCTTTGATAAATATATTAAAATTTGCTAAAAAATTGGCTAAACGCCAAACGTATTATTACAAAGCTGTATTATTACACCGGACCGTGAGCTAATTTTTTAACTAAGCTCTTGGCCGGCTTTTTTAACTAAAACGAAAGATAAACGCCGGGATTTAGTGAACCGTTGTTTTCGCCATTGATCGCGCCTTATTGCCGACCCAAAAGAAATCTCAGAAATCTGTTTTTTGAGGTTTTTTTTGACTTGTTCGGGTGCTAGGCTGGTGGTTCTAATGGCGAACTATTACCTACACAATAAATCGCTTATTGTCTCAACAATTGCGTGGCGTATTGTGTCGTGTATTGTTTCGCACAATTTATCCGATAAAAGAACACATCAAGGTTAGGGGAAAAGTATGAATTTGACTATTTTTGACGCTTTGATAGGGTTATCTATCAAAGATAACAAAAAAGATTGGGGCAAGGTTCTAAAATTTGTTGCCGTTGAGACTGACGGTAAAACAAATGTTTTCGCTGTGCTTTCATCTTTGACTGAGAGTGGCAAAAACAAAGCAGTTTCGCTCAAGTTTTTGTCTGAGTTATTGGCCTCACAAAAGATTTACCTACGTCGCAAAGATGACGGTAAATTTATTATTGTGGCTTATCCTGATGGTTACAAATACGCTAAGCGCGTGTTTTCAGGTAAGCGTTTCCATCATCATACAGTTATTGGTATGGGTACAGGTATCAGTAATCTTGCGCAAATTGATGGTGAAATAATCAACATTTCATCTCACGTTGCGTCTAATGAAAGCACAAAAATTCGCAAAAACGACATAGAAGAAAGGAAATAAGATGAATAATAACATCAGTAAAATTGGAGAACTAGCAATAGAAATATTCAGGTTTGACCATACTTATTACTTTTCAGATGACTTTCGTGTTTGGTCAAGTGGGGAGAATAGCAAAAAGAAATTGATTGATAAGGCCAAAGCTATGAATTTATCTATTCAGGATAAATTGTTTATGATTAGTGTATTTCAATCGCTATGGGATGAAAATTATGAGAATGATTTCTCATCAATCAATAATGAGCACATTTATTGGCCATACAAATCAAGTATGTATCAAATTGCTGGAATTACAAAAGATATACTTCAATATTCACCAATCCAATAGAAAGGTAAAACAACAATGGAAAACGAACAAGAACAGGAACAGCAAATGACCGACCAACAAGAAAGGGATAGCATTATGCAAAATGATGTATCTTCATCTGACGATTTTACTATCGTCAATGAAGAAGATTTGGTTTTTGTTAGGCGAACAAAAAAGCCAGAAGTAAAACTTTACTTTGATGGTGGTACTTATTTGACTAATTATCCACATCACCGTGATGGTTGGACAAAAGCTGATTGGGATTTTTATGCTTCGCTTGTGCGAATGAAAGTCGCAAGGAATACGCGAAAAGACAAACTTACGGTTCTTGATGACATCAAGGAATTCCGTATGATACCAACAAAAGAAGCAAATGAGCTTTGCCAATACCTTTATGACACAGATTTGCTTTTTGTTGTTTATGAAGGTGATGAAATCAAAAGGAAAAGCCTTGGAAACTGATAACTCATTTTCAGAAAATGTAAAAAAACAACTTCTGGATGAGCTTGAAAATTTGACGCGATTAATGGATATTCCATTGGTTCGACAAAAAGATCCAAAATGGCTATTGCAAAATGCTGGGATAAATAATCAAGGTCACAAAAATCTTGATAAAATTATTCGTATTTGTAAATTTATAATCTCAAATGACAAGGGAAATGTATGACACTAGAAATAAATGATGAAAACGGTTGGTACAAATGCTCATCTTGTGGTGAAGCAGTAAAACCAGTGTTTTGGGGAAAAAATAACGAGTGGAGTGGATTTAGCCTGAAACAAGTTGATAGCGGTATGTATTTCAAAATTTATGGTGGTTACGCTGAATTTTTTGATACATTTATTGATAGACCACCACTTGAAGTTTTGCTTTGCCATTCCTGTTCGGTTAAGGTAATGGAAATAATTGACCCTCAGATTACGCAAAAAGGTGGGCATCCGACAATAAATGAAGATGGCACTAAATGCTGCAAATGGGGTTGGACAATAGAAGAGGGAAAAGCTTTAGACGAAGAAAATCTAAGGGAGGAGTGCTAATGTTTAATAAAAAAGAAAACATCAGGAAATATCAATACAAGGGCGTAATTATTACCTATTACAGAGTGTATCAAAAATATAGTAAGAATGATGTTTTTGCAAATGCTCCAGATAATTATATCCAAAATTATGAGATATTGCTTATTGACACAATGACAGATGAAAAAATTAATATCAAAAGCAATTACTCATATGATATAAAATCAGCAATTGATTACGGCCTACAAAATGGTGGATATAGTGAAATGTGTAATCTACATTGCCATTCTAAAGTTATTGATCACATTTTGCAAATGAGAATGATTAATAAAATTAATAACAACGCACTAAAAGGCTTTGAGGAATATTGGAAATGATACCAGAAGAGTACGAAAAATATGTAAAAAGAATAGCACGTAATATCAATAACAACCAAACAGAAAAAATCAAATGGAAGGGAAAAGAAATGAGTAAGAAACATTGGCAGAATTGGCAATACGCAACAACAAAAGAAGTGTTGGCAGTTCACGAAGTAATTGAACCATACGATTGGCAATTGGATATCCAAATGAATGAAGACTTTGCCTTATGGCAAAAGGAAATGTGGGGCGATAAGTAATTGTTAGGCTGCCATAGCTCAATTGGATAGAGCAATAGACTTCTAATCTGTAGGTTATAGGTTCAAATCCTATTGGCAGCGCAAAAGATCTCCTATCAATAATGGTAGGGAAAAACAAAGGAAAAATATGACAAACAAACTAGAGAGTGAAAAATTTGAAGTTATTTCCAAAGATATTTTTGGAATGACTAATGAGATGAGAACAGACAAGAAAACCCAACTTGTTGGGATCAAGATGATTGAAGAAACACTTGTTTGTGAAAAAATCATAGAATACGGTGATATTTACGATATGCTTGGAGGTGCTAGTTCTCACTTAGAAAAGTTTGAGGGTTATGATTTAATTGCCGTTTTGACTGCTGGTTGGGCTGCGCCTAACGATAATGATGATTATCAGAATTTGCCGCCATCTATTCATCCTGAAAGAAGAAGAGTTAAATTGGCAATGATTGGATATACATCTAATCAAACGGCATCCATTATGTCATTTGATGATAGTGACGGGTTGATTTACTCTTGTGGTGACGGTCAGGGTGCGCTTCAAGACGCATTTAAAGATATGCTTAATGATATTGGATGGGAAGAATAATGGAATATCTTGAGTTAGGGTCAACGCCAACACACGAAGAATGTGCTCAAGTTGGAACTCCGGAATTTGCTATTGAAGCACCAAAGGAAATGAAAGCCTATTTAAATCAACTAAAAAGGCAATTTCCTGAAATTGTTAGCAGCAAAACTTTGTCATTTTCAATAAAATGGTTTCCACACGACTTTGGAACTTATGGTGAAGTTGTAATTTACTATATTCCCGGCAGTGAGGAAGAAGATATTGTTTACAAAGTAGAAAAAGAGTTGCCCTTGTATTGGGATACAGAAGCAAGATTGGAGTTAGGACTTTTAGTATGACATTTTCTTATTCAGACAATCTAATTAGATGTGCTTCTGATGGCTTACAAAAACCTTCTGACTTTGGTTATTGGGGGCCAAAAGATATGTTTAAAACTTGGGGTTTTTGTGGAATAGACAAAAATCGTGGTTCAAGTATTTTAGATATTAGCAACTTTGATTATATCTCTAAAGAACTAATGGAAGAATTTCCAGATGACTTTAGAATTGAAAACTATAATCATTGGGCTGTCGGAAGCGAAACAAGATTAGTTTGTCGGATACTTCATCGTAAAGGTATAGTTGAAGATAAAAATATAACTGATGCCTTCCGAAAAGCTATGAAATGGCTTGACGATTTGGCAGACTATTTGATTGCTGATGAGAGTGACTATTTTGACAAACAACATCTAAGAAGAATTCAAGATTTACCTTATCTAGATGTTGTCAAAATGATCAATCAAACAGACACGAATTGGGCTGCTGATATTATCTATCAAATGGAAACAAATGGTGATTATTGGGATGCCGAAACTGAAAGCCCTGATGATAATCAACTACTTATGGCAGCTTATGAATTAAGGTTATGGAATGCTGAATATCATCAAGAATGGTTTGATTGGGCTGATAAGAATAAAGTTCCAAGACCACCTTTTGATTTAGAAAGCACTTCATATTGGAATAAAAATCAAGAAAGGTTATTTAATTAATGACACACGTAAGAAATTTTAATAATGAAATAGAAAAAAAATATGATTCAATTATCATTGAGAAAGCAAGATATCAATATTCTAAAACCAATGATAGTGGCAAAATGACTGTCTATTTTAGGTCAGGCTTAGTTTATGAATTTATCAATGTAAAGAAACCCTTTGCTGAGGCTTTTCTGAACTCATCAAGTCGTGAAATAGGCACTGCTTTTAATAAATATCTCAATGCTCATTTTGTCGTTGATAAAATTAGAAAGACAAAGAAATTCAATTTAACGATGGAAAAAGCAAGAAAAATAGATCAACAAAGAAAAGAAGAGAAAGCGAGAAAAAAATATGCCAAATTGGTGTGAAAATACATTAAGGATACGTGGAAAGAAAGAAGACCTTGAAGCTTTTAAGCAAAAACTTCAAGATTCTAAAGAGAATGACAGGGAGATTTGTATTTTTAATACTTTCCGGCCAATGCCAAAAGAATTAAGAAATGACAAATCTCCTCAGGACGATGAAGCATTAGCAAACGAAAGGATTGCTAAATATGGTGCTTCTGATTGGTATAATTGGGCAAATATTGTTTGGGGAACTAAGTGGGGTTGTTGTGATGTTCAATGGCGTAATGAAACGCCAATAGGAACAAATTACGATGATCTTTATGATCTTGAAATATATTATCAAACTGCTTGGGCTCCGGGTGATGATTGTCTTGAAGAAATCTTTCAAAAATTAAACAATCTATCATTCTTTCTTACATATGAAGAACCAGGAATAGGCTTTGCAGGTTCTTTATTTGTAAGAAATGGCAAAACAGAATATAAAGAAACAAGAGAATATATCGCAGACAACATAGAAAGTCTATGGTGAAAAAATGGGATTAGATAACATTCCACACAAATATCCTTGTCACGCACAAGGTATTGCTTCTTTCTCAGAAGATGGAAGAATTGATTGTGATCAAACTATAGCGAATGGCAATTGTCCTTGGAAAAATGAATTTGAAAAAGCAGTTCTGCTAAAAGAAGCACGTCCAACTTATGGAATGCTTGGAGCTGCTTGTTGGTATAGAGGAAAATATGGCAATTTTCTTTTAGGTTTGCTTGAAGGCAATCCTGATGCTTACGCTGATACAAAATATTCATTCTATGGCGAAGGTATTGATGAAAATACTGAGGGTATGAGTAAAGATTATTGTTTAGATATGCATAACTATATGACAGAACATACCGAAGAATTTGCTCATCAAGCAAAAGAGTACTGTGAAAAAGAAGATGGGGGTGATGAAAAACAGATGATTAATGATTGGCTATACGCAACTTGGTGGTTAAAATTTGCTGCTGAGTATTGTGAAGGTTCATCCATTTGGTACTAACTTGTAGAAAAGAGGAAAATGTTTAATCCCTACGATTTTAGCAATATTAATAAAAATGAGCCTGACGCAGTACCAGATGGTATAGTTGACGCTTCTGATTATCACGAATTGTTGAAACAAGTTACAGCATTCATAGAACAAACTGATTATGACGACTCTAATAGTCGTATGGTCGCTATGATGAATATTATTAACTTGTATCACGATGATGAAGATACAGTAGATGAAGATAAATTATACGGTGTAGTTATTGCGATTCTGTATCACATTCAATCAATTTTGTCTGGTACAGATGAAGAAACAAGGCAAGAGTATTTCAGAATAACGAATGAAGAAATAATCCCGCAATTTGAAGAAGAATCTAAAATGCTACCATTCTATGAATCAGACTTTGGAAAGGATAGTGATGAGTGATAACTATCAAATGGATGAAGTAAATATGGGTGAGAGTTGGAGAAGTAAAGCCTATTGTCTAAAATCGGCTACTCAGATTGATTTTTACTCTGATGATAAGCACACAATTAAGTTGGCAAAAAGTATGTGTCATCATTGCGTTGTTGCTCACGAATGCCTAGTTTTTGCTGTAAGCAATCAGGAAAAGTTTGGTGTTTGGGGTGGCTTTACGCCACGTGAAAGAGGTAAAATTACAAGATCAATTATTAATTTAACAAAGGAGGAAGCCAAGGAATTGGTGATTAAATATGGAAACGAAGTATTGTCTCAAAGTAACCAAAGAAACTGAAATATATGCCAAAACATATGATGAGGCTCTTTCTATTGCTGATATGATGATGGCAAGAGAAATGAATGACACTTTGTTTGGCAGTTTAGTAGTAGTAAGTAGTGATGTAATAGCAATATCCAACCAATAGGAGGCAAATATGCCAAGGAAAAAGAATACCGTACAAACCAAAGAAAAGGAGAAGGCCGTGCTAAAACAAAACACTGCTGAAACAGTAACACAAAAAGAAGTCAAGAAAGTTGTAAATGTAGCAATTGCTACAAAATACGAATCTCTTGGCGCAAACTTTAATGAAGGACATATTTCAAAGATGTCGTCATTGGTCAAAGTCAGTGAAATGTTCGTTGATTATACATATCAACGGAAGCCACTAAAAGCAAAGATCAATAGGATTGTAAAGAATTTCAATCCAGATTTGCTTGGCGTTATCACAGTCTCAATGCGTGATGATAACACATTGGCAATCATTGACGGTAGCCATCGCTATCACGCTTTGAATGAGATGAATATGAAAGATGCAAATGTAAATGCGCTTGTGTATTTCGGTTTGACTCTCCAAGATGAAGCGCAAATCTTTGCTCTTACCAATAAGGAACACACAAAGCCAACGCCTTCGCAAATCTTTAAGGCAGGCATTGTGTCTGGAGACCCAATTGCTGTTGGTATTGCAAATGTTGTAGCAAAAGTTGGTGCTTCATTTGAAGAAGGCCCCGGTATTAACAAAATCAGATGTGTTGCTACTGTTCGTAGAGTTTACACAAATGCTGGCGCTTCAGTTTTGGCTAAGACTTTGGAAACACTCAAAACTGCATATCCAAATAACACTGAAATGTACCGTGACCAAATGGTTTCGGCTCTTGGTTGCATTTATCATCGTTATGGTAAGAAAGTTGACCCAAAGCGTATGAGTGAAGTATTAGCCAAGATTGGCAATCCTTCATTGGTTATTGCTCAGGCTCAAGCTATGATTAGCAGTGGTCAAACAGTTACATTTACATCTTTGCCATTTCTTATTGTCAGCAGATACAACGTGAAATTGACGACAAATCGCCTTCCTGATTTCCCAATGAATCTGTTGCCACAACAGGTTTGGGCAAAAGCCTAAATGGCATCAAAGAAAGTACATAGCGTTTCGTTCAGTAGAAAGTATTACTTTGCGCGTGGATATCACGACAGAATGAATAAAGTAGACAATCCACCTTCTGCTGAACTAAACGACTATTACTTAGATACTCTTAATATAAATATTATTGAAGAATATATTAAGGGTAGAGAAATAGCTGAGCGAGATTTGGTCAACGGAATATAGGAGAAAATATATGACAGATAAAATAAGGTGTAAGGACAGAATTGCTGGAGAATACAAATCCAGGAATGAGTCAATCAATAAAATGATTATGGCTACAAATGGTCAATTTGATGAACAGGTTATCGATGAGCGTGATCGTTTTGTTGAGGAATACACAAAGACATACAATGAAGAACCTGCTGAAGAAGCGGTTGATCAATTTGTTGAAGAGTATTACAAAAATAGTGAGTACAATGAATCAAGTTTATATGAGTTCCCATTGGGTCATTCCAAACAAACAGTTATCAGAATTGAATTGAGTACGGGTGGCCCTGCTGATTTTATTGAAGTTTATCTTGATGAAGATGGATTTATCAATAGAGCGGTTTATCATTTCCAAGATTGGTTTGATGGTGCTCAAATGGAAGTAAAAGATGACGATCCAATGATGGAATTTTGTCAGATGTATTGTGAATCTATCGGTGAAATATACCGCTAAGGAGAAAATATGGAATACCTAGAAAGAACAGAAACGGCAGGAAATACAGTAAACCCAAGCAAACAGGAGACAAAAATGACACCAGAAGTACAAAGTAATCAGGTTGAAATCAAAATCAATCTTTCGCTAGATCAAGTAATTGAAGGACTTAAACAATCTGGAACGCTTACAAATTTTGTTGTAAGCTCAGATGACTTTCGAGAAAAAGTTGATGAAATTGCTGGCACAGCGGCTGAAACAACTTTTGAAGAGAAAGCTGATGATTGGATTAATGACTACATTTCAAGCAATGCTTACGAAATTGTTGATACACTAGAAACCAATATTGAAACAGTCATTGAGCGCAATATTGATATTAGTGAAATTGCTAGTGAAGTTAAAGATGATATTGATGTAGACAGTCAAATTAACGAATGGATAGATACACAACTCCACAATTTTATTGCTGGTGGCACTTGCAATACTGCTAAAGAAGCAGCTAGGGTTGTGATTGATGTAATTCGTTACGACTTGGCTATGCATTTGCGTGAAAAGCAAGGTGGTGCTGGAAGCACTTATGAACATACCATTACTAATTCATTGAGACAATTCGTTGATGAGAGAATTGAAGTTCGTATCAACGAAGAGAAAGAAAAATATCTCAAGAATAAAGATGGTTATATGCAAGAAACTGTTGATAAATTGAATCAGCAAACAGTTACAGCTGAACTACACAATGAGCCATCAATTACTTCAGGATATCTTTCTGAACTATACAATGAGCCATCAATTACTGTTGAGCAATTCAAACAGTTTATTAATGGCTTGGATTTGTTCCAAGTTACTAAGGAAAGAATTATTGAAGAATTCAATAAGGTAACTATTAACTTTACTAATAAATAACAGAAAGGTAATTATGAAATACATCAGGATATCGAATAAGTCAGCCGGGGTTAATAGACTGCATTTGGAAAAACTTGGTCTTTCAACCAAAAGGTCAGACCCAGATACAATTGGTCAATTTGGCTCAGGTATTAAATATGCCCCAATCTCAGCATTGAGAATGAATATTGATTTTGTATTTGTTGGCTTTGACGACAAGGGTGATTATCAACTTAGATATAGATCAAGAGAAGAAGATGGAATTCAATGCGTTGTGTATGATTATGACACATATGTAAAAGAATCTTCTTTTACTATTGATGCTGGTACTTTGAGTTGGGATAGCGAATGGCAAATTTATCGTGAAGTTATCTCTAATGCCAAAGATAACGGTGAATGGCGCAAAGAACTTGTTGACGGAATTAAACAAGTTCCTTATGAATTTGCTGTATATATTCGTGCAACACCGAATATGTTTAAAATTTATAATGATCATGAAATATATTTCTCTGAGAACAGAGAAGTCATTTATGACTGTGAATATAACGGGGTATCATTTCTTAAAAAGTATGATATGACTGAACGAATCTATCACAAGACAGTGTTGGTTCACAAATATAATGACAATGACAGAATTAGTTTGTTTGACTATTGCCTTAAAAATGCAGAAATGAATGAAGAGCGCGCTCTGAAATATCCTAATACTGAGCGTGTCAAGATTTCAAAAGCTATTGCCCAGTGTCAAGATAAGGATCTAATTAAAAATTATTTGTTGGATAAGGTCATTAATTATAATCTAATTGAATTTACAGAGATTAGTGAAATTCATTGGGCATACACTTCGCCATCTAAATTGTGGAAAGAATGTTTTCACGAAGTTAATGGGAAAAATGCAGTAATCGTTTCACCACAGCAAGCACTAATTGCTGGCTTTATTTCTTTGGTAAAGACTGCTGGCAAAAGACCAATTGTTGTTACGACAAATGCTGCTTTTATATTTCTAACAATAGGTTGTGCTATTGACAAAGGTGAAGATTGTATCTCCGAAAGCGCTAAGTTCGATATCGAAGAAGATGTTGATCAATATCCAAAACTTGTTGAAGCAATGAAGATTGCATCATTTTTTGAACCGGGACTAGGTGAAATGCTGAATCCACTTGCTGTGTTTAAACCAAATGAAGAAGTATCTATTGAGGGCATTACAATTAATATGTCAAGCAAGGAAGAAAGAAAAATTTTGATTTCTAAAGACTTGGCAGAGAACGGTACAATCAAAGCAATATTGGCAACAATAATTCATGAATATGACCACTATTCAAGTGGTATTACTGATAGTATGTTCCGTGAGTTCCGCAATTTGGCAGACAAAAGATTAAGTCATCTTATGTTACAACTTTACAAGGAGACTCCGATTTCTCTCCATAAAGGTGAAATTAAAATTAAAACAATAGATTTGCCTTTGTATGGAACTCTGGATTATGTCATAGAATACCTACCAAATTTCGGTTGGCATTTAGTTCGTATTGGCAAGTTACTATTTAGGTTGGATTCAAACCACATTATTGATTCAAAATCAGGCGTATGTTCTGTTGATGAATCAGGTGAACATTTTATCATCAAAGTTCCACGAGATTCACAAATTAAAAGGGTGGGCTAAGTGTCAAAGTTTACATTTTTCTTGTGGTGTTGTTGGGGAATATTTTTGCTTTCAATTGGTTCAGTATTATTGATTCCAGTAGCAATACTTATTTTGCCTCTTGCTATCATAGTAGTAATAGCGTACATTTTGGCTTGATATGCCTAAATTTGATCAATACTATATTGTAGAATTTAGACTACCAGTTAAAGTAGATTCTATTAATTCCGTACAAGAAGCAGTTAGTAGAGCAAAACAAATGTGTGAAAATGAGTTTGGTTTTAAACCAGACAATTGGAACGCAAGAATATTTGAATATTCAACCGGCCAAAACAAAATTGGTCATCTTAAAGAATACTTTTATAATCCAAATTCTTCCAATTACAGAGAATTAACAAAGAATATAGAATACTTTAATGATATTATACAGAAAGGAATGACCATTGCTGAATTTGAAAAAGCAATTATTAGAGGCGATATTGGAAATGGAAAGAAAGGAGATGGTGATATATGATTACAAACAAGTCAGAAATACTTTAATTGGACAAAGTAGATTTGATTTGGTAGAATGGATAGATAACAATCGTATTGAATATACAAGGGCAATATTAAACAAGGAACATCAACTGATAGGATTTTATTATGAATGAAGATTTTAAATGGGAACCAGATGAACAAAATTTGAGTACAAATGATACTCTGTATACAGATTTCATTGCTCAATTAGTTTCTAGCTGGTTTACATCAAACACAAAAATTATTGGATCCGTTTGCAAAAGCATAGGTAACGATATTGCGCATAACCCTAGTGGTATGCCAGGTCTATTATTTGGCTGTATGCTACACATTACGACTTTGATAGAAAAAATTGCAACAGAAAAAGGTATTAGTGCCAGAGAAGCCTGGTCGCAATATTTGGAAGAATACAATACAGATATTCGTCTTAGAATGGCAAATATTTCAATTCTTCACCCAAATCTTGCAGATAAGTTTGGCGAAGCACTATTTAAAGAAGATGAGTAAAGGAGGCTGATTATTATATCTAGATTAAGAAAGCGAAAGTAAAGTTGTTGATTTGCTTTCGGTTTCTTCTAAATGCTAATGCTAATGCGTTACAACGCAAACCCTAAAACTTTGGAGGAAAATGAAGATAAAATCATCACCAATACTTGGCACTATTGGTTTAATATATTGCGCTCTAATTGGTTTAGTAATTGGTCATACAACCACAAAAGGCTATTACAAATCATTAGAGCCGGAAATAGTTACTAAATATGTTGTACAACAAGTTGTCGTTGAAGTTGAAAAACCAATTGTTGAAAAACCAACTTATGTGCAAGAGCAAAAGATACTATCAGAAATCAATAACGCGATTCCTCAAGATTTAACGAAAAGATGTCCTACTTGGGAAAATGAACTAAGGAATAGGGGCTTCCCTGTCGAATTGTTTTCCTATATTATGTGGAGAGAAAGTCGTTGTAATCCCAAAGCTCACAACAAAACATTAAATCGTGATAAATCTCAAGATCGCGGTTTATTACAGATTAATTCAACTTGGCAAAAAGTCACTAAAGATATTTGTGGCACAAACCTTGATGGATTATTTAAGCCCGACTGTAATCTAAAGGTTGCGAAATATCTTTACGATAATGGTGGGGCTAAACATTGGTCAATGTAATAATAATCAACTCACAGAAAGTAGATAATGTATGGGATATTATGTCCGAATTGACGAGCACGACTTTAAAATTGCAAAGAAAGACTTTAAAAAAGCATATGAAGCGTGTGTTGCTCTAAACGATAGAGATGATTTAAAGTCAGGTGGTGGGGGAAGTTTTACTCTGCCAAATGGTAAAGCAATGAAATATGGTGATCCTCGACCAAAAGGTATGAGTTATCATCCAATGAAATGGTTTAGTTGGATGGAACCTAATTATCCAGAAATTTGTAAAACACTAAACGATATATTGGATGCACTTGGCTTTGAAACTGATTATGATAATAAAGGCAATATTATCGGCCTTGCTTATGATAACAAAGTTGGTGATGAGACATATTTTCTCCAAGCAATTGCTCCATTTGTAAAAACGGGATCGTTTATTACTTGGGTTGGAGAAGATGATACATATTGGAAGCAGATATTTAATGGTAAAAAAATGATAACAAAGACTGGACGTGTGGTATACGAAAAAGTATTAGATGACGAATAAGGTTTGAAATACAAGCAGACGCTCTCTAACGGCTGAAAAGAGTTTTTGTTTAATCCCAAAAACTCGTTTTTGCATATTATATAAAAGTGTAGTTGAGTGCACTTTTGCAAACAGAAGTTCTCTAGCTGCTGAAAAGGGTTTTGTGTCGGATTAACACAAAACTCGTTCTTGTATTTCAATAATAAGAGCTATGCGGAATAAGTGAATGCGAGACATTCGTTTCCGTATAACTTTTATTAGTATTATTGGTTAGAGATAGGCTACGGTATCCCTTTCAACCTTAAGGAAATTGTGCATTATTATATGTCCCCGAATTTATGTTGTTCTGATTCGGGTATCCACTCCCCTTATGGAAATGGCAGTATAATAATGTCAAGCTACCTTTAACCGTTGTGGTTAAGCAAACAATTTCTGCTTATCTCTAGCCAATAGTGTTAATAAAGAAAGGAATATTATGGCAAAAAGCGAATCAATGGCTCTATTAGAAATAATGGAGATTGTATCTATGCCGGGTGAAATATATTCAGATGGCGATTGTTTAGATATGATCATTAATGTTCTAGAAGAAGCCGGCCTTCCTGTAAAGGAAGAGATGAAAAGAATGCAAGAAGAATTTAGAAAGAATCAAGAATTAAAATGGGAAAATTTGGAACGGGAAGAAATCGTCAGGAAACTACAAGGAAGTAAATAATGGAGACAATACTTGCATTTATAATTGGGTTTCTATTAGCATCAATGATTGCATTATCAATTTCAAACAAAGGAGATAAAGAATGACAACAATAAAAGATGAACTTGCAAATCTTAAAACAGATGAGCAAGTCTACAAATATGTAAGAGATTTTTTAATTAATCAAAATAAGAAATCGGAAAATACAAATGACGGTTGTGCTTATCGTGGAGAAGATGGTACAAAATGTGCTGTTGGTTGTCTTATCTTAGATGAATTTTATTCAGATGAATTTGAGGGTGGATTGCCAAATGAAAGGCTGGGAACAAGAGGTAAAAGAATTGTAGAAGCTATTTGCAAATCTCTTCCAAATTGGATATTCAATATAAGTCTATTAGAGAATGTTCAAGAGATACACGACAATTATGAACCATACGCTTGGCAATACGAATTCAATCGTAGAGAAGAAAAATACGGTTGGTTTACATATCATTACTACAAAAATAAGGAGAATGTATGACAGCATTTAGCCAAAATTTTCTAACGCAACTTAGCACCGATAAACAGGTGTGGCTTTGGGTTAAGGAAAGACTCACTGATCAAAAATCAAAGTCCTTTGATGAAGATGGTCATTGTGTCTATAAATCAGACACAGGATTAAAGTGTGCAGTTGGTCATCTAATAGAGCCAATTTTCTATGACGAAGAAATTGAAGGACACGCAATTTATAGCCATGAAGTTCAAAATATAATTAAAAAATCTGTTCCAAATTGGCAAATGAATGAAATGCTCTTAAACAAACTTCAATGTATTCACGATAGTATGAGTCCATTTCATTGGGAAGAGGCTTTTGATGAACTTTGGTTTGATGAAAATGATAATTACATTCATACCACAAGTGGATTTGCGCAATATCAGTTAACTAAGTGGAATATGGAAAAGAAAGTGGCAAGCAGTGCGACACTTTAATATTGAACCACATTATTCATTAGAATTGGTAAATGACTGGTATCTTGTTTGGGATTATCAAAGATCAAGTCCTAGTTTTCCAATTACTGATGAGAAAGTTTTGACTGTAAAAATATGGGAGTCGTCAGCCTTTGACAAAAGAAATCAAAGCACACTCAATTCTATGTTCGCCTATGCTGAGGTATCAGATGAAGCAGATGGTGAACTATGGCATCAATCATTTTTTGGTGAAAAATCTGGTCACGATGCTTTTAAATGGGCAAATGACAAAGCAGACAAGGAACTAAACTAATGTATATTGACCTAGAAAATTATAAAACGATAGAAAACTTATCGGCTATGGTTGAAGATTTACGCAAAGAAGCGTATGCGATAGCAGGGTTTGAAAAGGCTATAATTAATTTCGTACAATCGGCGTATGATTTAACAGCGCATTGGGAGAACCTTCCAAAAAATATTGAGCCGCATATTACTATGTCTACTCGTTATCCTTTTGAAATGTCATTTGATGAACTTGTTTATGAAATGGGTATTTGGCTAGAAGCAACACAATCAAGAATACAATTATGGAAAGAAGGTAAATTAGATGTCTGAAAGACACGGAAATATAGACAGAGAAGAACATTATTATGTTATTAAAGCGTGGCAAGATGATGATGGTAATAAATACTATCTATTTGATCACGATACTTGTGCCGTTAGGTTTTCGGACGGCCCAATTTTTAATAATCAATTAGGAATATGGATTAAAGCAAAAGACAACATCAAAGATGATGAATTTTGCGACGATATCTGGAGCAAATTGAATATGGATAAGGCAGCAGAAAAGATAATTATGGAGGTACAAGATGCCATTGAAGCGACAGAAAAAGGCTGAGCAAAAGCAAGATGCCAAGACTGAATTTGAAGCAAGAATTCAGAGTCACATCAATTCACAGTATTCTTTGATTATGCCGGTAAAAGATGATACGGTCATTTGGATCAAGAATCCAGAAAATGCGAATCTTGTCAAATTGAAAGTCAATTCTGAAGAATACTATGACTTTCTTGACAAACTTATTGGCTATGGCCTTCAAGAAAAATTAGACAAAGATTTTGCTTGGGCAAGCCGATTTGGCAATAAATATAATGAATCATGGTTAGAATATAAAAACAAAAAAATAAAACAAGGAGAATAAAATGAAACAGTCAGAAATAGACATAGAAAAAATTGATCTGCAAGGTATGCTTGAAATATACGGCGATTATTATACCAAGAGATACACTGATAATTGTGAAAGTTCAAATATAAGATATGATCAATTGCAAACTGCTCTGAGTGCAAAAATGTATCGCGTACAGCAGCCAGATTACAATCAAGAAGCCTTTGATCGAGTTATTAAAGCTATTGAGTTGAATGGACTAACAAACTTCAATATGACAACATTTTGGGGTAAAATTTCTTCTGCTGTATTTAAAAGAAATGAAAATAATGAACTAGATAGTCCAATTCATAAACTTAGTATGCATTATAGCGAGTGCTCTACTACTAAAAATATTCTTGATTCTTTTACTAACTCATTCAATTGTGATAGCGTAGGCTGTATTGCTGGCTTTGCTATGGCAGAAGCAGTAAATTGGAAACAACCAAAATGGCTTAGAGAAGATTCAAGAGATTATCTTGAAGCATTTGAAGGTATTGCTTGCGCTTTTCTAAATATTCCGATACAGACTGGCGCAAAACTATTCTATGGTGATGGTGGGTGCATTTGGTCTTTTCTTACGTATCACGAACCAGAAAATTATGGTAGTTTAGAATGGGAAACTAGTGAGGACATTGATTACCTCAATTGTGAATATCCTGATCAATGGACAGATGAAGCAATTGCATTGTCATCTATTTCGTTTAAAGAAGCATCGGATGCTTTGCGAAGACTTGCAAGTGGTGAAATCCTTATTGATAGCACTAATGATTTTCGACCACGCTATTCTAAAGAGCAGAAACAAAAGTTCCTAAACAAGCAATCCAGAGGGCGAGGAAAAAATAATGGCTGATATAGTAGTTGGTCAAAAAATTACGTCAATACGCCATATGACAAAAGAAGAACTGGTTGATGAAGGTTGGGAATTGTGCAAGCAAATGTCTACAGTTGCTATTGTTTTATCAAATGGCACAATAATCTATCCATCTGCCGATGATGAAGGTAATGGACCGGGTGTGCTATTTGGTAAAACGAAAGATGTAGGTGGTATATATATTCACCCATAAAGTAGTAATGCAATATAAAACAATAAATAACACTAACAAAATAGGAGACAATAATGTTCAAAAGTAGAATACTACAAGCAGACAAGGTATCAGACAGGGATATCTTCAACTATATCTCTCAACAAATGCTCAAGCAGGGAGTCAAATCTCAAGAGCAGTGGTATGATGAAGAAGCAGATATAGTTGAAGATGGCGATAGCTGTCGGTACTTTGGTTATGATCTGAGAACAGAAACAGATTTGAGATGTGCTGTTGGTTGGATTATGAACAGGGAAATCTTTGAAAAGTATCAAGATTTGCTTGGCGGTGAACTTGAAGGCAATGGCATCACAAATACAGAACCATTAGAAGTGGTAATTTTGTCAAATGAAAATTGGCAATTCACCAAAGAGTCTTGGGTGATGCTTAGCATTATGCAAAGAATTCACGATAATGCCAATGAAGCAGATTGGTCAGAAATCTTCTTGAATATGTCATATTTGTTTGACTCTAATGGAACATTCTGTCCAAACTATGTGCAAAAAGATTCGTATGGTAATTCAGTTAATCATGAAGCATTGTATGAAGACGTACAATATGTAACTGAAAAATCTGATGACGAGGATTGCGTACACTTTGTTGATTTTGAAGAACTTGGTATTTCATTCAAGATTCCACATCATAATCCTAATGTTGTTAGCAAAATCAGCGATACTATTCTTGGTCCATCAGATGAATTCAACTCTTGCATTGACAGTAAGGCAATTGGTTTGAATATTCTTGATGCTGAGGATCAACAAACTGCTGATACAAGTGCTATGAATTTCTTGGATCTTATGGATGCAGTAAGAATTAAGAATCAAGAAAAGGAACTGGTTCCTAATGCTGGAGAATAAATATTATTTCGTTTGGGCTGCAATTCTTTTTCTGTTGTATATAGGATTGAGGAAATATGCCAGACGAGACTAATGAAGAAAGGTTTGTCTTTGTCGACAAGGTGAAACTCCTTGTCGGCAAAGACAATACAATTTATGTAAAAAAATGCATAGAGTGTGGTAAAAAACTAACAGCAGAAGAAGCAAGTTATGGACACGATTGTGAGTGATAAAATGACGAAATCTAAAGATACCTTAACGAATAAGTTATTGGAGATAAAACAATTAGAAGATGAGAATCACGCTATTGTAATGCAATCACTCGAAACAGTAACAGAAATTCTTACTACTCTAAACAAAAGAGTATCAGAATTAGAAGCTAGGATGTCAGATTATGAGTGAAGTTATTGAAATGGATTATGATGTTTGGTTTGACAAGTATCAGCCATATTGTGAAAATGATCAGATCAAATATTATGAAACATATGGGGAAGATTTTGCTCTCTTAAAGACTGTAAATCCGCAAAATGTTTGGACGATGCTTGATAATAAATATATCTTAAATGGTCTGTATTTTGTTAACAGATTGGTATATATTATAACAACATTCCCTTGGGAAAAAGGTCAGGAAATAGAGGTTGAATATGAGTGACAAACAAGAATTAATTGACTACTACAAATCAGTGAGACAAGGTATGGATTGTGGAGAAAAAATTAGATTCATCCAAGAAATCTTTTACGAATTGCGAGAGCAGGGTATTAGATTGCCTATGGGTGACTATAATGAAGTTGATCGCTATCTATATGAAGTAAGTAATAGAATACATTCACATACAAACCTAATCATTAAGGAGAAATAAAATGACAAGAATACAAAAACCATCAATTGGCGAACTTGTAAAAGCATTGCAAACTGTGACAAAATTTGATGAAGCTCATCTTCGCAATAAACACAATGATGCTTGGTTAAAAAGTAAGGCCGTACTTGATAAAAATGCAGAAGCTTTGAAAAAGACCAGAGTTGAAGATATAGATAAGGAAAACCTCGCCAGAGTAATTGACCAAATTTTGGCTAATGGAAGAGATCACTTTAATATGTGTACCTTTATGGGTGCTATTTACCAAGAAGATAGAGAACTTATGTTAGAAGATAGTGGTGAGTTGGATATTAGCAAAATGAGTCCATCAGTATTTAAATCTAGTGGTTTGCTTAGTCCATACACAAAAACATTCAATTGCGATAGCGTCGGTTGTATTGCTGGTTTTGCATCTGCTATTGCTCTGGATTGGGATGATAAAAAAATTAGTGGTATGGATAACAAAATTAATACATACAGAGGTTTTGAACATATTGCCTGCAATTACTTAAATATTGCACTTGGCATTGGCGAACTTATTTTCTTTGGAGAACCCGGTAGCATATGGTCATTCCTAAAAGTAGAGGCAAGTCCTGATTTTAATGATTTACAATGGGAAGACTCATCAGAGTTTGAAATTGAATCCGGAGAAATATTTGAAGATGATTGGACAGCGCTTACTGTTGAATTAAACTCAATCAACTATAAGACAGCAGCATCGGCTTTATCTATGATTTTGGAAGGTGAACTTTCATTTCTGAAAAGTAATGCTGGTTGGCATCCTATGCTAACCGACAGGTTTTACGGTCCACAACTCTAAAATAAACATTCCCAATATTTGATACAGGTATTCATAAGGAATATTTTCATAAAACGAACACTTGTTCGGAGGAAAAATGATAGCAAAAAATAATAAGTTTATCCCATCAGTCCCAGAGACATTTGAGGAATATCTATCTCTACCGGAAAATGTTAGAGATGATCTATCCAATTTTGTTTTGCGCGACGCAGTAAATAAGATAGCCAAAACTACTATTGATCCAGATGACCCAAATGGTCTTGAGAACGCTCAGGAAGCGTTTAATCAATTTCTAAATGAGCCATACGGGAAATTCCCCAAACAAGGGTTTTTAATTAAACTGGGGCAATCTGGAATGGATAGAGCAGAGATATTTATGGACTGGCTCTATGATAAATACATGAAATTAGCCTATGCAATATACAGGAGAATATATGAGTGAAGAACACACGGTCAGCGAAATAATTAAGACGCTACAAAGTACATACAAACCAGAAGAGAAAATCTTAGTAATGTGGTGGGATAGAAGCCTGCCATATTTCGAGCATACGCCATCAGAAAGTGTATGGGAAAGGGCTCTGGAAAGGATTTCAGATGGGGCCTTGGATTATCCTTCGAGTTTAGTTTGGGATACCATCGCAGAAGAAATTGACCTAATTTACAAGGAACTAGGAGAAAAATTAAATTAATATGGACAAGGCAGAAAGACTTAAAAGAAGCAGGGTATTTACAAAAATTGCCGAAATAAGAAAAGATGCGGCAAATGCAAAGAAATTCGCAGAATTAGATGGTAATTCAGAATATGCTTTTTGGGATGGATATCTTGAAGGAGTAGATTATGTTATGTTTGTACTTCAAGACTTGAAATTCCAAAGAAATCAACCAAAACCAAAGAAAGCAAAGGGCAAATCAGATGGCAACAAAAAAACCAAGTGAAGAAGAAGGCCAAAAACCAAAGCTATGGAATGTCCAATTTGTTGAAGATTTTGCCGTAATTACGGCAACATCAGTTGAAGCATTGGATGAAGAAGATGCTACGGATGAAGCAATACGAACTCTTGCAGATTACTATGATATTGATGTTAGTGGTTGGATGTTGAATGATGTTGAGGAAGTATGCTAGGTTTAAACAATCAATTTAAATCGACATTCCCTGAATTTACAAAGTTGGTAATCGCTATGTGGATTGCCGGGGCAATAATTGGGGCTTTAATATGGTATTTATATAAGAAAGAAGGATGAAATGGAACGCAAGACAATCGTTGACTTGAAGGATTATGCCTTTGAGATAATGAATAATACCAACTCTGCCACAGAGCATTTCTTTTGGAAAGGTCAGTATTTGGCTTATTCTAATGTGCTGGATATAATTGATGAAAAGATCGAAGAAACAAGGGATATGGCTCAGGAAGATGAATGGGTTAAAATGGCTCAGGAAGATGAATGGGTTAAAAAGCGGGTTCGAGCAAAGAAACTGCTTGACGCAATCTTTCGGGCTGATGAAATAGGATTAGATGACAAATATGAGTTTAATAATGAGTGAACCTTCTTACGATAACAGAATAGCACTCGAGCAAACAATTGTTGATTGTTCCAAGTTTTTATGGGGTGATAATTCAACAGAGTATGTGGTTGGCTTATTATCTAGTCTTATAACAAAAAAACAGTTAGAAGTATTGGCCGAGGCTTTAAAAGCCAAATTGTGGGAGATGCGCAAGGAGATAATGTAATTACTATAAGGAGGTATGTATGATAAACATAAGAAAGATTATAGATCATTGTATTCTTAACTATTCGCCCGGAGATATGGTGGATATAGAAGATATAATAAATGAGTTAAGGCATTTGAGTGATAATAGAGAAATTCGGTGGTGTGAAAACGGATGTGGATATAAGCTCCCAGAAGAATATGCCGAAGATGAGACAATTTGCGGGGCTTGTCTAAATGAATTGGAAGATACAAAGCGTCGTATCAAAGCAAAACAAAGAAAAATGCGGGGTAAGTAATATGGATTGGGATAAATTAGTATTCTCTATATTTGTAATTGCTATGTTTGTAGTCGTAGCATTTGATTACTGGAAAGATCAATGAAACCAGAAAGCGGATTGATGAATAAGATCAAAGCATTTATTTGCGGGTTTAAAGAACATAAGTTATCTGTAACTACACATTATGGAGAAGACTTGATAGAGTGGTACGACAAAGGTAGACAATTGGCATGCCAATTGTTTCGTAGATAGAACTACATCTATTTATAAGCTTACGTCTCTTTGCAAAGAGGTAAAAAGCGCTCCATAATGCCTATAAATTTAATAATTTATATGGTGTATTATAAAAATATGGGTAAAAATCCACAAAAAGTAATCAAAAACCTTCACTTTTTCACAAGCCCATATAAAGAGACGGTTTTGACCCAGCATAAAGGGCCGGAAAAGATAAATAATTGAATAAGTGATAGTACTTAGGTAGGTATAGATGATTATAGAACTGAGATGATTTATCAAAGAACCCGGAACTAATTTACTCATACAATTACTCATACAATTTCCCATACAATTTCTCATACCGATTACTCATTAGATCGAAATTACATCTATGGAATTTGTCAGCGTTAGGGTTGCCTAACTGCCCAGGTAATAGGTGGGGTTATAGATGCCCCATAAAGGTATTACCTTCACTAAAACATTAGATAAAGAATGAGACAAAAATTTTTACGCACTCCACTGTAATATTACATCGTAATATTACCAACCGTAATATTACAGGGCCCGAAGCTAAAGAATAGATCGCGTATTTGCCGAATTATTTGGTAAAACAAAGCCGGGAGTTAAGCTCGCCCTATGGATCGCGTATTATATTTTTTTTAGTTTCAGGTTGGTTTTTTTTAGATATGCTGGTAGGCTCGTCTCAGCCTTGCGAATAGGCTGAAATAAGTAAAAAAAAAGAAATAACAACAAAGAAAGAAAAAGGTAGCAATATGCCAAAGGAAATGGATAACAACAACAACAACGAATTCGAAATCGTGAACGAGAACGATTTGGAATTCACTTCACGTGGGCGAAAGTCAAAGATTTCCGATAAGGAAGTCCAAAACGTTCGGGTTCAGGTGGAGAAAAACCCAAATGGTTGGGTTCTCTTCAACGCAAAGGCAATTCCTTCGGGAATGGTTGATGCGAAAGAAATCCGAAACCACAAGGCAACGGTTAGCGCACAAATTCGCCAATTGGCAAAGAAATTGGGAATGAGTGTCGCAATTCGTTGGCACAAAGGTACAATTCCAGCCGCGAAATTCGGCAAGGGAAAAACCAAATAATTCCGTAAGGAATTGACATAGCCTATTCGCAAGTCTAAGAATAAAGAATTGGGTGGGGAGAAATCTCCACCCTTTTTCTTTTGTATTGTGTCGAGTCCCGGATAAAACATTAGCTAAAACGCGATCTTTTTTTTTATTTTACAACGGTGTAATATTACACTGTAATTTTACCGGCCATAAGGATAACCATAAAGATGAAATGTAAAATTACCAATTGGATAAAGGTTCACAACGAGCTTACCAAATTGATTAGGATAAAGATTATTAAATTGTTGAGAGCCGGTGTAATATTACGATGGTTGTAATGTTACGGAAGCGTAACATTACACCCACGAAACATTACATAAAGTATTCCATAAAGGTAATATTACCGCTAAGGAATAAGCACACTAAAAGTCTAAAAGAATGCTGTATTATTACCGTTGGTAATATTACGCTGGTTCGCACAAAAAAAATCGGCCGGCGTAACTTTACGATCGTGTAAGTCAACGCCGGGGCAGTTGTGGTACGGGGCAGTTATGGTACACCGACAGAGCAAAAAAAAATCGCCTAGCGATTGCGTAGTACAAGCGTGGTTAGTGCTTGTAAAACTACGCAACCGCTAGACGACCTGCTGTTGCCACCCAAAGGCTATGTCGGTTGCCAACCCGACTAGTACTAAGAGCCGTAAGACGTTATCTTACAGAGATGTTAGCAATCGCTAGACGGTCACTTGCGTGAGCGTGAACGCAGACGCACGGTAGGGATACCGTCGACCGTGAACTTGATGTCCACGACGACCCCCGCCTGCTTGCCTGCTGAGCGCAACTGTGCCGACACCGTAGCCTTACGGCTCTTGTCGGTCAAGTCAACACGCAACTTCTTGATTGTCAAAACTTGCCCTGGGGTAAGTTTTCCAATCATCGCAACGATGGCGGGGTCGGCTTGCGACTTCCTGCCACGGCGAGCGAAGTTGAGTTCGCTCTCGTTCACAATCTCAAACTCGTGGTCGTCAGCGTTGCCCGTGTTCTTGGACATCGTTGTAACCTTTCGTGTGAGTAAGGGAACTAACGGATAAGAACAGTAGTACCACTACTGCCCCTTGCTGTAAGTTTTGGTAGCCGTGTTCGTTACCTTACACGGCACTAGGGTTCGCTGACTGCCTAGCAATCCCACACTTGTGGTAAAGTTACCACACCATCACACCACGACCTAGCCGATGCTCGGCGGTAAAGTTACCGCCCGCCTACTAGGTTGACCGTGGTACGGGTCAAGATGGCAAGAGCCATTCTATCAGCCGATTGGCGAACCCCAACACGAACAGACGTTCGCAAAAGAACCCATAAAGTTGACTGATTAGGTCGGGTATTAGCTGAAAGATTGGATTAGATAATGATCGTAAAGTAGCACGGCCGTAAAATTACGTTTGATTTCATAAAAGTTTTCCGGCCGTAAGATTACATTAGAATCGCGTACTCAAGTAATCTTACATGTGTGTATTGTTACAGTGGGCGTAATCTTACAGTCAGTGTAAGATTACGCCCCCCGTAATATTACCGAAAAATTAGGCGTAAGAATACTCCCAGCGCCTGCCACTAGCGCTGGGAGTAAACTTACAGCCTTGCCAGATTAGGCGAGAGTCACTTGGGGGATACCTGACGGACTCCACCCAATGCGAACCTTCTTACCTGCCTGCTTGCCTGCCTGACGGATAGTGGCACTGTGCTTTGCCTTCTCCGTTTTTGCCTTCGGGCTATTCGGGCTCACTGCCATTGACTTTATGACTAGTGCCTTACCTTTGGTGAGGGATGAGATACCCTTCACCAATTCTGGGGATACTTGGGACTTGCGCCCACGCTTTGAGAATTGTAGCGAGTCTTCACTCACTACCTCAAAGTCATCCTTACTCGTTGCCATTGTTGCCTTCTCCTCTGGAACCCTACTTCTTTTTCGGGCTCCGTTGTTAGATACCAAACTACTCCCGATACCGAACCTTTGCTATTGGAGCGTCAGTCAGTACCCCCAAAAACCCCAATAAAAACAAGGGTTTTTGAGAGTGTGCCAAAAGTCACACCGAATTGGTTGTGTAGTTTTAGGCAAGTTGGAAAACCTACGCAGTCAATGGCGAACAAGTGTTTGCCACCATAAAGTAGCATTGTCGTAAAATTACTTAGGTATTGGTTTCATAAAGTTTCCCGGCTGTAAAGTTACATAAACATACTCAATTTTCCCTGTATGATCGTAATGTTACTGAGGGCGTAACTTTACGAACTCGTAAAGTTACGCCCGCGTAATATTACTTGATGACAGGCTGTAAAATTACGCCGGGGCTGGTTGCCCAACTTTGACGTAACTTTACTAGGCGAGTAACTTTACTCGGCTGTAACTTCTACTTCTGCCAAGCCCTTGATATATTGGTCGCACATCACCCAAAGAGTGTGCGTATTGTTACACTCATCACAGTCGCAACCCTGAGCGTACTTCTCAAACAGACTATGCCAAGTGTTCAGCATATCCGCAAACATCATCAGGTAAGAATACTCACGTGTCAGATTAGTACCGCCTTCGTTGGCGTGGTTCGTTGCGAATGTTAGCAATCCACGACGGTAGAAGTCTGCCCGTACCCGCTTGTCGTGTTCGTCAGGTTGGATATTCCAGATACCTAGGCGTAAACTTACGTGCCTAGCGTACTCACCTACTTCACGTCCGCACTCACGCACGGCTAGACGGAACTCCGTCTGTGTAAGCGGTCGGATGAAGTACGGTTCGTCGGGGTTCGGGCTGATTGGGTTGTCGTTGTTCACTTGTGTATCCTTACGTGAGCCATATCATCGGCGGGGTTGCCGACGGGTTCAGTCTACCACCCCCCCGGACGCGTTCCAACAGTCCCAAGAATGGTACTTTGTATTATTACATTAGATCATCTACCATAAAGATTTGGCCATTGTAATGTTACAATTGTGTACTCCATAATGTTTATAAATGCGTAATATTACTACGGGCGTAAGATTTCAAAACCCCCAAATCTTACGCCCGCGTAATATTACAGTGCATAGAATGTAAAGTTACACCGGGGACTAAGGATTAGTTTTGGTGTAACTTTACTGCGCTGTAATGATTTCAGCGCTTGCGAGTAACTTTACAAAGAACTTTATGGCTTCGCCGTGAACCATAACGGTAGAACAAACATCACAATCACAGTTTTCTGTATTGTTACACGTCTGTTCAATTTCTTGCATTATCGCAACATTGTCTAGGAAGTTTGCTAGCACTTCAAGCGTCAATGGTGATTGCGCTGGAATGTTACTGAGTTGCCCGTCAAGTTGTATTCTTACACGACTTATCTTGTGCCCTAAGTCAATGTTGGCTTCAACCTGAGCGGTAAACTTACGGGTAAGTTCTTCACTCGGTGGTGTCTCGTCTTCGTCAAGTCTGAGTAAGACTACCTCGCAGTAGGTATTGAATGAACGACCTAGCGCTTGCCATAGCGCTACCCATTCATCACTCGTCATTCGTTCCACTCTCATTGGTGTAATCTTTCTGTGAGTATTTCATCGACCCTTTGCCGATACGTTCATCATAGCAGCCCTAGAAATGGCTTCCAACCATACCAAGAATGGTACTTTGTATTGTTACGCGATCACCTGATTACATTATCCACCATAAAGGATTGGCCATTGTAATGTTACAATTGCGCATTCCATAATGTTTATAAGTGTGTAATGTTACTGCGGGTGTAAGGATTGAACCCCCCCAATCCTTACACCCGCGTAATATTACCTGGATCAATTTGTAAAATTACGCCGGGGCTAGTTTCCTAGCCCTGACGTAACTTTACTGCGCCGTAAGTCTACGAGTTGGCAAGGCGGGCAATTGCGTCTTTGGCGAGCAAGTACCCTTCTTTCAATTCTTCCGTAGGTGTCAGATTACGGGTTAGGTAAGAGTAGTGCCACTCCACGATGTCTAGCATCTTGGCGAGATACTCAAACGAGTCTGCCGACCTTGCTGTAACACTACCAGACTCTAACGCTTCCGCAATTTCTACTCCCTGTGTTGCCATCTGTGTACCATCAATGGCATCACACAACAATTGCTCAACATTGTCTTTAGTTACGGGGACGTCATTTTCGACGGTCAACGCAACTCTAATTGAGAATTCGGCAACGAGAAAGCAAGCGAAGCGCATCACCGTTAGCCATTCTTCCTTATTCATTTCTTCCATTGGTGTAATCTTTCTGTGAGTAGTTGTCCTGCCTATTGGCATTACCCATAGTCTACCACGCCCGGTAATCGCTTCCAACTATCCCATAAATGGTATTTTGTATTATTACGTTGAGTCAAAAGTAATATTACGTTTACATAAAGACACTAAATTTGTAAAGTATCTTGCCTGTAATCTTACGGGTGTGGCGCGGGGGGTTTAGGCGCGCCACACCCGCCCGTAATGTTACCCATAAAGAAGTAAATCCACTAAAATTACACAGCCGTAATACATAGCCCGCTTGGTAATATTACATAACATCAAAGCTATGCGCTAACTATTGTTAGCGGGCCGATAACAAAAGTATCTGTACCATTTTTGGGATAGTTGTGGGTAAGGTTTTGGGCTGGTAGGCTATGGGCAACGGATTACGAAGGGTAGTCCCCAAACAAAGGATAAAACAAAGTGAAAAAAAAGAAGGTAACAAAGGCAACAACGGCAAAGGCAAAGGCATTTGCCAAAAAACTTAGTACCAAAATTGGTACTGCCAACAAGGTACTAGCAAAAATCCCAGCCAAACCCATTTACGATAGCGAGTATCTAAACCTTGCTATTGGCAAGGCACTAAATGGAATTGCTATGCCAGCAGACAAAAATGCTCGTGAGTGGTGCGCCGATAACGGTGTCGTTGTGGATGTACGCAAAATGGTACACGAAAACAAAGAAGGCAAAGTGTCGTGCTTGCGACCCGAAAACACGGTACGCCAGCGTTTAGAGACACTTAGCAGGGTAGATAGTCGGATAGCAAAAGTGGCGTACTGTCGCAAATTGGTAAATGGTACTAGTGACGCTTGCGACCCAACAAACAACGATGCTTACCTAGTTTTCATTTACCTAACTAAGTAAGTAGTACCAAAAAAGACACGGGGCAGAAATGCCCCGTGTTTTTTTTGTATCCTATGATGTCCCATAAAGGGTACGGCCTTATAAAATTACATTATGTACCACAAATGGTACATAGGTGTAATATTACAAACTCATACTAAAAAAAATAAGAATAGGAACCATTCTCAAACGGGTGTGTCAGAAACGCTGGCGCTGTCTGCTCCACCCGCGTAAGATTACCGTGTAATATTACCTATATGGCTTGTAAAGTTACGCCGGGGCGGGGGGTTCCCCAGCGTAACTTTACTGCTGTGTTATTTAACTGTTGCCCCAATCGCAACCGTTATCGTCATCGGCATCGCAAGTCATCCAGACATACCCGCATTCGGTAGTCTCATCTTCGGTAAAGTGACAGAACTTGCAGGGTAGCATCCCCTCATCGTAATGGTAGTGCTTGCGATACCAAGCACGGATTCCGACTAGCGATGCCATACGCTGACGGTCAGTATCGGTGGATTGCTCTATCCATTCCCACTCTTCGGGTGTAAACTTACTTGCGTCAATGATGACCAAGTTATCGGCAGAACCATAAGTCCCGTCAGTTGTGAAGTAATATTTCCTAGTCACGTTGTAAAGTTACCTTTCTCGTGGTTGAGTGTACCTATTGGCACGCCATTAGTCTATCGGATATCCAATAGCCTTGCAACACGAACAGATGTTCGCTTTATGGCTGGTTTATGGGAATGATTCTCATAAAGGATTATGCTGTGTAAACTTACATTAAAGAAATGAGGCTTATGTAATATTACGCCAGTCAAAAGTATTCTATTAGTATCTCATAAAGAAATAAACACACTAAACTTACCCGATCGTAACCTTATAACCCGCTTGGTAACATTACACAGAGCGGGACATAAATGGTACGGGACAAGAATGGTACACTTCACCGATCGCGCCTAGTCGACGTGGCAGAAAGAGAAAGAACCCCGTACCATTCTCGGTACGGAGTTCGGCTGACTATCGGTAGAAACAGAAAGAGCCCGACTCTTGCGAGTCGGGCTCTCTCTTGCGAGAGTGTCTCTCAGTTCTTGCGAACGATAAACACTTTCTTCGCATCAGCATTCTTCGAGTCGGTGGCAGTCGGTGAACCGTTCTGAACGAATCGGACATACGCCAGAGTCTTCACCAGAGCGAGAGCGTTGCGCTCTTTCTGATTCAGTTTCTTCATCACTTCTTTCTCGCTCGTCAGATTCACGAATGTGAGAATGCGAGCCCTAACCGTGTTCTCTGGTCGGTTCGTGCTAACACGCTTCACATGGTTCTTGTGAACGATGGAATCCACCGATACCACGAACGCCTCATTAGCGAGACACCACGAACGAGCGTCAGTCTCATTCTTCGGCATCACTTTCTTCGTGAAGAGTGCTTCACTCATCGCATTCAGAAGAACGAGCGACACATAGACACGCTTAGAGCGCATCTCAGCCCGAACCTCATTCGTCTTGGTGATGACTGAAAGCATCAGTTTCACCCACTCTTTCTTACTCTTCTTACTCACTTCGTTATCCTCTCTCTTAGGGCTCGCCCGTTGCGAACCGTTGAGAGCATTCTAGCCGACCCAGAAGAGCCTTGCTACACGAACGAATGTTCGTATGATTACGCATAACTATACGAGCTGACGCATAATAATACACTACGCATAAACATACACCGTAATGTATGATTACGCGATCTACCATAAACGGTACATCGGTGTAAGATTACGAATGCGTATTCCATTTCTGGTATGTACCATTTATGTCCCAACGGGTGCGTCTGCTACGTGAAACTGGGCAGCTCCACCCGCGGTATTATTACATAAAGGTGGATCGGTTGTAAAATTACATGTTAAAAATGAGACACTCAAGGACACTACAAGGTTTGGTGTTGTAATCTTACATCCATTAAAAATGAGACACTCAAGGACATTATAAGGTTTGGTGCTGTAATATTACACATACTAAAAATGAGACCATAAACTGTAATGTTACGCTGGGCGTGTTGGTCGTCAGACTGCGGGCTTGGTGTTGGTCGTCAGATTGCCCGCTCGACTGAACCCCATAACGCCAGAACCCCCGCCTACCCTTGCGGGCAAGCGGGGGTTCGGGGGGGGGTTGTAGCGGGTGCTACTTGGTGCGGAACA